CTGCCTTTGAAACATCTGGTTGATATGGTGAAGTATCTAATATTTGACTCTTATCAATACCAAACATACGATTCATGATATCTTGCTTCTCGGCAAAAGTAAATGGATCTGTAGAATAGTCGCCTGATTTGTGCATTGCTTGTTGTTTTTGCCCAAAAGTAGTAGCGATAAATACATTGTCCGCTCCAAAGCGAGATTGTAGACGTTTATATAATGCAAAGTGACCTTGATGCATTGGTTGGAATCTTCCACCATACACCACAGTAACGTTGTCAGTCTTTGCTTCAAATAGCTGATGAAGTCGCATTTTCGTTCTCCTATACTGTATTTATACGTATCAAAAGACAGGTTGACAAGGAGGACAAATTAAAGTAATATATGAGTTACATATAAGGAATCCCCTAACAAATGGCAAAAAGAAATCATTATCTATCTAACAAAGAACTATTGAAGGAAATTCATAAGAGTAAAATGACCTATTGCTGGACTAAAAATGATGATCCAGAACTATATGGGCATTTTGATATTATAGTTGAAGATATTAAAAAAGTCACAAAAAAGCTGATAAAAGAAGCGAAACAGATTAGGGCTAACCGTCTCCAAAAACAAGCACATGAAGCTGAAGTAAGGAAATGGGAAAATGGGTTACTTGAACGAAAAACTAAACCTAGAGCCGCTGATTTTGCTGTTGATATTAAAACTATTAAAGATGAAGATGTTGTTATTAGGGTTATGACATTTGAGCATATACCTGAAGAGCAACGTAAAAACAAACCTAAAACTGAAGCCGATGTTCATGCTCGTTGTAACTTCCCTCCATATAAACATTATGTAAAAAATGAAGATAAGGAATGGGAAGAAGTAGTGAGAAGTCATTGGGAAGGCAGTAAGGAAAACGGATATTTTAGTGTTGATCACGGAAAGACTACAGACAAACTAGCCAGAATGTATATGATGTTATGCAATCGATATAGTATGAGAGCAAACTGGCGTGGCTATACATATGTAGATGAGATGCGAGGACAGGCATTATTACAACTTGCACAGATTGGATTACAATTCAATGAGCAAAAAAGTGTAAATCCTTTTGCATATTATACAGCCGCAATTAATAATAGTTTTACTAGAGTATTAAATCTAGAAAAAAGAAGTCAGAACATACGTGATGATTTATTAGAAGAAGGAGGACTGAATCCTAGTTTTACCAGAACGTTTAATGCAGAATGGGAAAATAAACAGAGACAGCTTCTAGAGAAAAAAGAAAAAGACACTATAGGAAAATCCAAGGAGTAAAAATTGTTCTTTGATGACATCGTTGTTTTTACCGATATCCATTTCGGTATGAAAAGCAACTCGCGACTTCATAATGCAGATTGTGAAGACTTTATAAAATGGATGATAGAACGTGCTCAAGCACGTGGTATCCGTAAATGTATATTTATGGGTGACTGGCATCATAACAGAGCCACAATTAACGTATCAACTTTAAACTACACTACGAGCTGTTTAGGATTTTTGAATGACGCCTTTGATGAAACTTATATGATCATGGGTAATCACGATTTATACTACAGAGAAAAACGTGAAATTCATAGTATTCCAATGGCTCATTTATATCCTAAGATAAAAGTAATCAATGATGGCTTCTTTATAGAAGATGGAATTGCATTGATCCCATGGTTAGTTGAAGACGAACATAAAAAATTATCTAAAATAAAAAATGTAAAATATGTCTTTGGACATTTTGAATTACCAAACTTCTTTATGAATGCAATGGTACAAATGCCTGATCATGGACATGGTGCAAAAGACGAAGACTTTAAAAACTTTGAAAAAGTATTCAGTGGACATTTTCATAAAAGACAGAAACGTAACAATATAATATATCCAGGAAATTGTTTCCCACACAATTACGCAGATGCTTGGGACGATGATCGTGGTATAATGTTTATGAAATGGGATGGCACTATAGAATATGAAAAGTGGCCAGATGCTCCTACATATAGAACAGTTCCTCTCAGTAAACTTATTGATGAACCTGAAAAAATATTACAGAACAAAACAAATTGTAGAGTTACACTTGATGTAAATGTTACTTATGAAGAAGCAAACTATATTAAAGAAACATTTTCTCAACAATATAATTTAAGAGAGATTGCTTTAATTCCAAGTAAGAAAGAAGAACACGCACAGGATTGGTCAGCAGGTCAAGGAGAAATTGAAATAGAAAATGTAGATCAAATTGTTCTAAGTCAATTAGGTAACATTGAAAGTGATGTAATGAAAAATGAAATGTTAATAGAAATCTATAATGGGCTATCTAAATAAATGCTAAAACTAAGAAATATCACCGTAAAGAATTTCATGAGTGTGGGTAATGTCACACAGGCTGTACACTTTGACAAAAGTGGATTAACACTTGTACTAGGTAATAACATTGACTTGGGTGGAGATGGTTCACGTAATGGTACAGGTAAAACAACAATTATTAATGCATTATCGTTTGCATTATATGGAAATGCGTTGTATAATATTAGAAAAGATAATCTAGTTAACAAAACTAACAACAGACAAATGGTTGTTACTGTTGACTTTGAGAAAGATAATGTACAATATAGAATTGAAAGAGGACGTAAACCTAATTACTTTAAGTTCATGGTTGGTGGCGTTGATGCCGCAGATGGTGCAACTGATGAAATGCAAGGTGAAGGAAAGTTAAGCCAACAACAGATTGAAAAAGTATTGGGTATGAGTCACATAATGTTTAAGCATATTGTGGCACTTAATACATATACTGATCCGTTCCTAGCAATGAGACAAAATGATCAACGTGATTTGATTGAACAATTATTAGGTATTACTCAACTATCTGAAAAAGCAGATTTATTAAAAGAATTAATTAAACAAAGTAAAGACGGTATTCAGGAAGAAACTTATAAAATGCAGGCTATAGAAGAAGCCAATGCACAAATAGGTAAAAGTATTACTGATCTTGAACGTAGACAAAAATTATGGTTTGATAAACAAACGTCTGAAACAGAAGAATTACAAAAAGAAATATTTGCATTAATGAAGGTTGATGTAGAAAAAGAATTAGAAAACCACGTAGAACTTGAAAAATTTAATAGTAGAAGACAACAACATGAAACATTAACTAGTGAAATTGCTAGACTTACATCAAGTATAGAAAGAGAAACTAAAAGAAAAAATAAGGCACAGAAGGATTTAGATGCAACCATAGATCACAAATGCTATGCTTGTGGACAAGATATTCATGATGAACAACATAATAAAATAGTAGAGGAAAAGACAGAAGCAGTACAAGAGTCGGTAAGACATCTTGAATCTGAGACTCAGATGATAAATGATTATAAAGATGCTCTTGCAGAGCTAGGAGAGCTTGGCAATGCACCCACAACACACTATAACACTCCTCAAGAAGCATATGAGCATCAAAGCAGTTTAAGCAATTTACAGGACAGATTATCTAGACAGCAAGAAGAAACAGATCCCTATGAAGAACAAATTGTATCCTTAAAGGCAACTGGTATTCAGGAAGTTAAATGGGATGAAGTTAATAGACTTACTGAACTAAAAGATCATCAGGACTTTTTGTTTAAACTACTAACTAATAAAGACTCTTTTATTCGTAAACGTATTATTGAACAGAACTTACAGTTTTTGAATACTAGATTAGATTACTATATTACTAGACTTGGACTTCCACATGATGTATCATTCCAGTCAGATCTATCAGTAAGTATTATACAGTTAGGACAAGAGCTTGACTTTGATAATTTAAGTAGAGGTGAACGTAACAGACTTATACTTGGATTAAGTTGGGCATTTAGAGATGTATTTGAAAGTATGAATCATCCTATTAACTTACTATGTATTGATGAACTTGTTGATAGTGGTATGGATAGTATAGGAGTTGAAAGTGCTTTAGGAGTTCTTAAGAAAATGGAACGTGATAGACACAAAAACATTCTATTAATTTCTCACAGAGATGAATTAGTAGGCCGTGTTAATGAAGTACTACAGGTTACAAAAGAAAATGGCTTTACAACATTTAATACAGAAATAGAGGCAATTGACGCTTAATGGGTAGCAAAAGCAAAAACAAAGGCAAAGGATTTGAACGTGAAGTATGTGATATACTTTCCAGTTTGTATAAAGCAAACTTTGAAAGAGTGCCACATAGTGGAGCCTTCGTAGGAGGATCTAACGTATTCAGAAAAGAAAAACTAACAGAAAATCAAATAACGGCATTTAAAGGCGATATTATTCCGCCAGACGATTGGAAGTATTTTAACTGTGAATGTAAGAATTACGCAGACTTTCCATTCCATCAACTATTACAAAATAAACCACAACCAACATTAGAAGAATGGCTAGGGCAAACATTAGACGCACATGACGAATATGATTTAGATTTATTGTTCATGAAGTTTAATCGCAAAGGCATATATTTGGCATTCCCCACGGCAATTAAAGACAAATTTCACATTGTGAGGTATTTGGATTACACGTCTAACGTGCATGGCTCATGGACTTTATGTTTCTGGGCTGATTTCGCTAATCCTATGTACGATAATATAAGTACACTAGAATTGTTAGCTAGGACTGGAGTACATACTTCAGCCACAAATACTACTCTCAACAACTAATACTGGCAAAGCAGGCAACGTTTGGTCGAGGAACCTCGACTCACCTTGAGGACATATATGACTTATGTTCAGACTCTGGTGTGCTAATGACTAAAAAAGTGAACGAGCTCTACTGACAATGGTAACTCGTATGGAAGTATAATCGATGCTAGGTTATACGTACTCCTGCGTTGAAAGACGGCATATAAAGGGTGACAGCTCAACCTACCCACCGTAAGGTATGCTATAGCATGGTGAGTGATTGCGACGGAAAAGTATTTCCTCCAAATACGCATACTGAGCCAAATCAGGCTCAGTGTGAATGAAAGCTCTTGAAAAGCGAATAAATACTTTATAATAAAAAGCTTCAAGTATTACGGAGTAATACGCAGAAGAGTTGATCGGAGATCAACATATAGGTTTTAACCACAATGAGTACGCTCCCCTTAATAGAAAGACAAATGAATTTTAACCAGTTTAGTGAAAAGTTTTTAAAATGGACAGAAGAAGTTATTGAATCTAAAAAGATCGATGGCTTTCCCATATGTCCTTTTGCACGTAAAGCAAGGCTAACAGACAAAATCCAATTTATAGATGCTAGAGATAATATTGAAGAATCACTATTAACGTTTGATCCGAAAGATAAAGAAATAGGTATTGCGTGGCTTGGTGATTTAGATGATGTATCTGGTGTAGAAAAAATTACTGAAAAGATTATGAAAGAGCATCCTAACTTATTATGTTTTACTAGTACTAGGAGCTCTGGTGCGTTTGCAAAAAATTTTACTGATTGTGTGTTTATCCAAATAAAATCTGATATACTTGAAAAAAGAAAGTGGTTAAAAACTACTGATTACTATAACTCTTGGCCTATAGATTATTATAAACTAATTACTGGTGAGGATAAATCTTAAAAATTTTTCTTGAGCTTCGCTCAAATTGTTTAGCGTTTTCGCTGTGCGGCCTTCATAGCCTGATTCTGTTTTTCAGTTTTTTCATTCATACGTATAACAAGTCGGTTGATTGCATCAACAGGCATAGTCATTATTTCCTGGTAATTAATCGCACCTCCAGCATTTAAGATAATATCTAAATATAAATCTTCTGCACTGCCCCGATCCTTGTCATATCGTTGGACGATCTTGGTTATCTCTTCAGGCTGACTGACGGCTATCAGCCTCCGAAAAAATTTGCGGCGTCGATGTCCACTTTAGTTTTCCACTCATGTGAACATTCTTGGCATTTAGCGTCGTGTTCGTTTCTAATGCCACTATCGCTTAACTTTTCCATCTTAGCTGTAATAAGATCGTAGTCTTTTTTTGTAATGTTTTGAAGCCATTCTAGGATGTTTTCTCGATTGTCGATTTCTGCTCCGTCCGGTGTAGCAACACTTTCGATTGCTCCGGCAATTAGTTTTACAGTTAGATCAGCAACTTCAACAAATGTTTTGCCAAAGTTTTCTGCATTTTTCTCATCATCTTTTTCACTTTGCTTAACGATATCCTGTAACATTCTTTGCTGTTTAACTTGCTCAATCGCTAATAGTGTTCTGTCTTTTACGTTATAAGGTCTAACCTTAACACGAAAATCTCCTGATATTTTAACTACAGGATCTTCTGTATTCTTTTTGGCGTTAGCCAATAGTCCACTAGCCATGATCTTAACCATGTTAACGTGCTTACATGAAGGGCAAGTTACGTCAAAATCAATTTCATCGCCATAGGATGCTTGTCTAATTGCGACAACGATAACTGGAAGATCACAAGCCGGTACTTCATCTGGATTTGGTATATCTGGTGTACAACTCTGCAATAAAGCTCTGGTTGCCTCACCATTGAATAAAGCGTCAGGAGTTTTCATAATAAGTTCATCTCTAGCAGTCATAGGATAGACAGCTAGTTCATTATCAACACTTAAACGCAGTTTTTCTGAATACCACTTGCCATCAGAAGGCAGTGCAACATAGGCACTTGGTTTTCTATACTCTTTTAGTAAAGGGTTTGACATTGTGTTTTTCTCCGAATAAATACTACTAATATGACAGTAGTCTATCTTATTTATCTATTAAAATAGTAGTTAATTTATGCAAGAAGAAATCGATCAAATACTCCAAAAATACCCCTGGGCAACTGAAGCACAGATACAATCATTATCAGAACTCAGAAAAGACAGTACTATTTTGAGTGCTTCACTGGCTACAGTATTAAGAGAGATGGCTAAAGGTCCAGATGCTAACAAAGAAGAGATGCAGAAGTCCTTTGACAAAGTATCCAAAGAGGTTGAAAAAGCCTTTAAAGCTGATACAAAAGGACTAAAAGGATTAAAGGATGACTTTTTCGAAACTCTAACATCAACAACTAAACCTTTCAGTGCTAATGAAGCAGTAGATACATTTGAAAGAAATAGAGAAATAAAAGCCGCGGCGGCTGAATTATCACAAGATATGATGGGCAGTGGCAATAAAATTACCAGAGGATTTGGTAAGGCTATTGGATTTGCAGGTAGATATCTAAATGCAGGTACAATAGGACTTACAGCTTTGGCGGCTACTGTTAGAATGATATTAGGTCATGGTAAGCAGTTGAATACCTTTACAGATATGGGTGCCACTTCAGGTCCTGAAATACTTAAAACATTAGATCAATTAAAACGTACAGCAAATAGTCAGATGGGAAGTCTGGATGCATATATGAAAGCCACATCAGAATTTAATTATACTTTCGCTGGATTATCCAATAATGTAACAGAAGGACAAATGGCATTTCAGTCATTCTTAGCTAGAGCAAACTTTATTGAAAAACAAACTGGGTTTGGTGATTTTGGTAAAGACTTAGATCAATTTGCTCATGCATTGGCACAAGAAGCAGATTTGTTAAACAAGATTAATGGTATTAACCAACTGGATAGTATGGGTAGAGTAGCAACGTTTAATGCATTCAAGGATAGTAGAAATATTATATTTGCATTATCAGGAACATTTGGTGATCAAGTTTCAGCATTAGAAGAAGAAAGAGCAAAACGATTAAATGATGTTGATGCGTTATTTGCATTTCAACAAAGTATCTTTAACAGAGTAGATGAATATGGTAACAATGAGGTTGTAAACCAACGTAATTCTTATGATGCATTTTTAATGATGCTAAAACAAATACCAGGATTAGATCCAGGAATGTTAGATCAGATAGATAAGGCGTTGTTAAATGCTATAGCAAACAGTAGACGTGAATTACAACTTGACGAATTACCAGCAGATGTTCGTGTTGTATTAGAACAATTTAATACAAACAATTCAGATGGTTTGCTAGGTATTATGGAAGATATTCTTGCTAATCCACAAGGAGGATTAGACACCATGAAACAAACAGCAAAAGTAATTAAAGATATTAGATCGTTTATTTCAACTGATGCTGGAGCAGGAGTTATTGATATAGGACCAGCAATGTCACCATTCAGACAGTTTGCGTTTGGAATGATGAGTATTAAAGATTCCGACTTAACAGATTTAATGAATCTAACAGAAGAGTCATTTAAAACAATTAACAAAAGAGTAGATGGTTTTGATAATGCTATTGATGCGGCAGATAGAATTAGACAGATGAAAGGTGATTTTGCCAACGCATTCACAGTTACATTTAGATTAAGTGAAATATTTGCAAGGATAGCAAACTTCTTATTTGGACTAGCAGAAAGTCCAGACTTTGACAGTGCAGTTAAAAAGATCAATAGTCAAGTTGATTCAGCTAATCTTGAAGCATCTGTTAAAACAAGTAAAACAGGAGACATAGCAGTAGCGGCTGATGGTACTGGTATTGAATTTAAAAAGATAGATGGCAAGATGATTGTCTCTGGTAAGACAGCAGTTAATGATTCTTTAAGTACATCTAAATTTACATCAAGTAATTATGATAGTCTAAAAAATAATAGAAAGTTTAGAGTTACAATGAGTAAAGACGGTAAGCCGATTGTTTATGAACAGGACATTATGACATCTTCAGCAGACGTAGGCGGCGGATTAAATTCATTAGATAAAGCATTATATGATATTAACAGAATGAATGCTGTATTACGTAAAGAATTTGAAATGTATAATATGTTAGCAGATGTAAGAAGAGATTATGGTTCAGCAGATGCAGATGAGAAAGTAAGACTTAATGCAGTTTATAAAAGTCTAGTTACACAATGGTCTGAACTAGCAACAATTATTTCAGATATTGATATTGATAGTTCTATACAAAAGGCACTTAATGATGATACTATTCAATTAAGCTCAAGTATGGCTAGACAGTTAGAGAACAATATAGGAAAATTAAGTAATTACAACCACCCTAAACTATCAAAACTACAGGAAAGTCTTAAAGAGTATTTTCAAAAAACAGGTAGTAATTTTAATATATATGATTTCTATACCAGAGAAGGAATGGGAATGGATGTGTTGTTAAGCAATGCATCAATGAGTGGACAAGGAAGTATGGGTAAATTGTTTACTATTCAAGCAGTATCACAAAGTATGAATTCATTACAAAATGTTTCAGCAACACTTGGTGGTAATGTATTTGATATTAATCCTGAAGCTATAAAAGATTCATCATACTTTATGGATATATCAACATCAGATGATGCTTTACTTCCAGAAGAGTTGAAAAATTTAAATCCCAATCAGCAATTCGCATTAACACAACAAGGACTAGATAATATAGATGGTTTAATCGCGGCGTATAATAAGCATAATAGTCTTTTAATGCAGAGTGAAGATACTGGATATGGCAGAAAGGGCGGAGCCAAAGAAGTCATAAATCAGAACAATCAGACTATAGGAAGACTACTAATGGCTAGAAGAACTATTGTAGAACAGCTTAAATCAAGTACTGTAGATGTTAGTGGATATCAACAACAATTAGAGAATTTAAATCAGTTAAATAGTAGTATAGGTATATTTGAATCATTTGCAGATGACAATGATAGTAATGTGTTTGGCAGATTATTTGGTGCTGGTAAGGATATGGAACTACTTAAAGCACAACTTACTAGATATAATGATATGCAAGAGGATCAAAAGGAATATCTAGAGAATTTAGCTGATCCAGAAGTACAGGGTGAAGAAAGAAGAGTTACAAAAGAAAAATTAAAAATAGTAGAAGTACAAATACAAGAGATGTTAGAATCTATGAATAAAGAAGTTGAAAGGTTAAAAATTGAGCAAGGGTTTACAGGAGCACCTGAACCAGTAGCAGGAAATTAATATGAATAAAACTGTTGAACTTAAAATAGGTGATCAAACAATACAGGTACCAGAGTGGGCTTCAGAATCAACAATGGAGAACCTGTTAAGGTATGCTCGTGCTGAACATAAAGTAACTAAAACATTTGCAGACGAAATTAAAAAGTTTGATGGTGATTTTGAGCTATTTGTAAAAGAGACAGCAAAACGTGTTGATGATTTAGGAAAGAAACAAAAGAAAAAAGAAGACGACAAATACAAAAATGCTAGATCACAATTTAAGAAAACTTCTGGTGATTTCAATAGAATGTTTCAATCAAGCAATCCAATTGACTTTGTCAAAAGATCAGTTGAACCTTTAAAAGATTTAGGAAAGCCTGTTGCGAAATATGGAAAAGATCTAACAGAGAAATATCTACCCGGAGTATTTAAAACCGGATCAGCATTTATAGGAAAACTTTCAAGATTTGCAGGACCACTTGGAGTGGCGGCTAATATAGCAACAGATGCTCTTGCGGCATATGCTGGTTTCTTAACTGCGGTATATAAAGATTATGCAGAAGCAAGTAAAGGATTTATTGATCTTGGTTTTGGATTACAAGAAGTTGATATAGATCTAAACAGTTTCAGAAGTATGGTAGCTGATGCTAGTATGAACTTAAAAGAAGTAGCAGGACTAATGACAGAGTTCGGACCTACCTTTGCAAGTGCTGGAAAATCTGTTGCTTCTGGATCAATGAATGTAATAAAATTTTTAGATCAAGTTGATAAAACTACAGATGATGTAGGTAACTTTGGTCTTAACATTATGGACTTGAATAAAGAGTCTATGGTATTCTTAGAATATAAACGTATGTCAGGTTATGATATGCTATCAATTGGCGAAAATGCTAAAGAGCTTTCTAAAGAATATAGATTCTTAAGAATGAATGTTAACACACTATCAACATTAACTGGTAGAAGTGCAACAGAAATGATGCAGGAATACCTACAGAATATGGCTACTCCTGAAAGAGGATTTGCTAAAGATATTGCTGACGATAGAGGAGTAGGTGAGCAGTTTACAAGTCTAATGTTACAGTTAGATAACGCATCAAAAGTATTATCTGATAAAGCACCAGAGTTTGCAGGTCAATTAAAAACTATGACGGACGGTATTGCAACTGCATTTATTGCGGCTGGTAAAAATGAATCATTAAACATTCAAGCGGCACTTCGAACAGAGATGGGTGACGCAGTCTTTACACAATATCAAAACTTATTTGGTGAAGGCTTTATGAAGTTAATGAGTGATATAGAAAATGGAACTGAGATTAGTGCAAGTGCCATTAATGATATGTTTGCTGGACTTAATACAGATCAAATCAAAGCCTTTAACGTAGGTATACAAGGACAAGCAGGTGAGTTTAACCAAATAGCAAAACAAATATCTGTTGGTGTAGAAGCATATAATAATAGTATAGCTGGTGAGACAAATTTATCAGAACAAAATCTAGCAGTACAAAAAGAAGAAACAAAAAAGAATTTACAACAACTAGGTGCGGCCAACGCATTAGCAAATAATATTGAAGAACTAAGAAAATCATTTGGTGCTGGTTTAGCAGGACTTGTAATGGGTATGGATAAACTAGCTCAATATGCATTGAACTTTGCAGATGGATTAAGTTCAATGATTAAAAGTTTCAATAAAATTTTACATACTATATCTTTTGGATATTTAGGTTATGATGATGCGGCGGCAGAGTTTGATAGAGATGTTATGTCACAGGTTGCAGATGAATCAGCAAAAAGAGCTTTACAAGAATTTGAATATGACGGTGAATCTTTTGTAGGTGCAGACGAATTAATTATGAAGGCAGAACCAAAAGAAACTGGTGGTCCTGTAACAGGACAGAAACCATATATTGTTGGTGAAGCAGGTCCAGAACTTTATGTTCCCAATAAAGACGGTACAATTATTCCAAATAATATAATGTCGCAGATGTTAAATGTTGAAAAACCAATTAATGTTCCTGTAGCAGGAGGATTTAAAGATACTAAATTTGAGGATCTTCCAGAGTTTATACTTCCATCAGTAAATGATTTAAAGGTTGATGCTTTTAAATTAAACTATGATGACTTTATTAAACAGTTCTCAGACCTAGCAACTAATACATTAGCTAAAACAAATAGAGAAGCTATTGAGAAACAAATGAATTTCGATCAGCTAAAGAATGCTATGTTTCCAGAAGGAGAGACTTCACAAGCATTAGAAGATGTAAATGCTCTATTTGGTAATTTAAATCAGCAAATTCAAACAGATTTAAACAATGCTTCTGATGTTATGCAGAAGGCTGGTCTACTTATTACACAGAATATTCTAAAGAAAATAGCAGATAAAATGGGAGGAGTAGCACCCAATACATTTAATAATACACTAACTCCACAGCAAGAAAACTCAGTAATTATGCCAGAATCTGCTCCTATGGGAACAACAGCACCTATTTTAGACATGAATAATACGCAGATTCCTAATACTCAGACTGGTGCTATCACTGTTCCGGAGGTTGGTACAGGAAATTCAGGTGTTGACAAAGTACTCGATAATGTGTATAATGAAATGAATGAAACAGTAGATTCACTTCTTTCAAGTCGTGAAAACACACTTGAGCTGAATAAACAGCTAAAAACATTATTTGAACACGTTTCGAGAACGTTTGTCAGAGATGCAGGAGTCAAAAATCAGAACTCTTAATAAATACATATATTATTAAATAGGATCCTTTAACATATGAGTTGGAAAAAACATTTTACAAAGTCAAACTTGGATCTAGGCGGAGCACGTTCTAGAGCTAATAAATGGCAAAGTTGGTTACCCGAAGTATATTCCGGTACTCCGAACCGTGTCGAAAGATATGGACAATATGATGCAATGGATCAGGATAGTGAAGTAAACGCATCTTTAGATACGATCGCTGAATTTTCTACACAAGAGCATCCTGAAACAGGACTTCCGTTTGTCGTTAACTATAAAGACGAAGCGACAGAGTCAGAAGTAAATGCATTAGAAACATCATTGCAACAATGGTGTAATATTAACGAGTTTGAAAATAGACTGTTTGGTATTTTCCGTGCAACAATAAAATATGGAGATCAGTTTTTTATTAGGGATCCAGAAACATGGAAACTATTATGGGTTCAACCACAGGACGTAACTAAAGCAATTATTAATGAGTCAACTGGTAAAAGTATTGACCAATATATTCTTAAAAACGTTTCATTAAATTTACAAGATCTAGTTACAGTAGATACTAGAAAAATACAAAACACTTCAGTAACAGCAAATCAAGGATATACAGCAGGAAGAGGTGCTGGTACTTGGCAGGCTGGTTATAGTCAGAATGTAGAATTTGCAGTAGATTCAAAACATATTGTACACATTACATTATCAGATGGTATGAACGAAGGTTGGCCGTTTGGTAGTTCAATTCTTGAAAGTGTTTTTAAAGTATACAAGCAGAAAGAAATGCTTGAAGATTCAATCATTATATACAGAGTACAAAGAGCACCTGAACGTAGAGTGTTCTATATTGATGTAGGTAATATGCCGGCACATAAAGCAATGGCAATGGTTGAACGTGTTAAAAACGAAGTACATCAAACTCGTATTCCAAATAAAACAGGTGGTGGAGCAAACGTCATGGACGCAAGTTACAATCCACTTTCTATTATGGAAGATTATTTCTTTGCACAGTCAGCAGAAGGGCGTGGCTCTAAAGTTGATGTGTTACCTGGCGGTAGCAACTTAGGTGAAATTGATGACCTTAGATATTTTAATAATAAGTTGATGCGTGGATTAAGAGTACCAAGCTCTTATCTACCAAATGCGGCAGACGATGGACAACAAACATTTAATGATGGTAGACTAGGCACAGCCTTAATTCAAGAATTTAGATTTTCTAAATACTGTGAACGTCTACAAATGATGTTACAACAAACATTAGATACTGAATTTAAATTATTCCTTAAAAATAGAGGTGTTAATATTCCAAGTAATTTATTTGATTTACAATTTACGATTCCACAATCGTTCAGTAAATATAAAGAGCTTGAAGTAGAAGCACAAAAGGTACAGGTATTCGGCAATATAGAAGGTGTTGATTACCTAAGTAGAAGATTTATCCTTAAGAAGTATTTAGGACTTACTGAGGATGAACTAGCTGATAACGAACGTTTATGGCGTGATGAAAACCGAAAAGAAGGTGCTATGGCGCCTGATGCTAAAAATGAATTAGGATCGGTAGGTGTTCGTGACAGCGATATTTCCAGTTTCGAACCCACTGATGTAGGCGGAGATGATGCCGATATTGGTGACGATGAAATAAATACAACTGGAGATGATTCACCTATTACAGGTGGAGGAGAAGACCAAGGAGGAGCAGATGAGATTTAGTGAAGTTAATCGTACTGTAAAAGATGATAATTATGGTAAATGGGATCTAGACGATACACGCAGACCTCGTTTAACATTAAGACATCTACAAAAAATGCGTCAACAACGTGAAATGAGCAAAGCTGAACACTTAGAACAAGTAGAACAGTGGAAAGATATGTATGCTCGACCACAGGGCGAATAAAACCCACTATTACCCATTTTTCTAAAATACCCCTCCAAAACAGCAATTTTAATCGTTAATTGCTTTACTATTAACCAAGATACATTAAATAAGTGTGTATTAACCTACCTCTATGATTAGAGGTGGAATAAAAGGAGATTATTATGAGTGCTCAAGATCGTTATACAAAGATTATTGAGAGTCTAGTAAACGGTGAAGAAGCAAAAGCTTCTGAACTAATGCACGAGGCTTTCGTAGAAAAAGCTCGTGAGATCTGGAGTGATCTCGTGGAGCAAGACGATATTGTAGAAGATCAAGTAGCTAACGCAGAGGAAGTTGAAGAACAAATTTCCGATGATCAAGCTACAGACTTCATTGATGATATCGAGTCAGATAAAGAAGAAATTGAAGCAGAAGAGGCTTTCGGTGAAGACAAAGAAGAAGGCGAAGAAGCTGAAGCTGAAATGGAATTAGCAACTGACGATGCAGAAGATAAAAAAGATGACGATATGGACTTCGACGGTGACGGTGAAACAGACGGACACGAAGAAGAACATAAAGATATTGAAGATAAACTAGTGAAAGTTGACGATGCACTAGCAGATCTTAAAGCTGAATTTGCCAAGCTAATGGGCGACGACGCTGAACCAGAAGCTGACGAAGAAATGCCAGCAATGGAACCAGAAATGGAAGAAGCAGTAGCAGAAACAAAAGCAGAAGCAGATGCAAAAGACGCAGATGAAGAAGCAGTTGAAGAAGCTAAAGCTGACGACAAAGCTGAAGACGCTAAAGAGGAACTAGAAGAAGAAGCAAAATTGGAAAAAATCGGTAAAGATGGTGCAGTCCATCCTGTCGATATGCCAGCAGGCGACGATGGTAAAGCTTCTCCAGTAGGTCCAGGCACTAAAGAAGTAGAATCAAACGGTGGTCCGGTTGATTTTGCTGGTGGTAAAGAAGAAGGTGGTAAAGCACCTGCACCAAAAGACATGGGCGTTAAAGGTCCATCTGATGGAGCAGAACTAAAAGCTGAACCAAAAGGCCACGGTGCTGAGAAAAAAGGCAAGGCTGAATAATTATGTCAAACAAACTGATTACAGAAAGACTTACATATAATCAGGCTAACATCATTACCGAGTCTTTAGACGATGGTAAAGGTGGTAAAAGCCTGTATATGGAAGGCATCTTTGTACAAGGTGACAAACGTAATCAGAACCAAAGAATTTATCCTATAACCGAAATTAGTAAAGCTGTAACTGCAATTCAGCAAAAAATCGAAGAGGGATATAATATATTAGGTGAAGCTGATCATCCGGATGATCTACAAGTAAATTTAGATCGTGTGTCTCACATGATCGAAAAGATGTGGATGAATGGTGCGGATGGTTACGGACGTCTAAAACTACTTCCGACTCCAATGGGAAATATTTGTAAAACCTTACTGGAGAACGACGTAAAATTAGGCGTATCATCAAGAGGAACTGGTAATGTAACTGGTGACGGAAAAGTGTCAGACTTTGAGATGGTAACAGTTGATATTGTTGCTAACCCAAGTGCACCTGATGCGTATCCTACACCGCTTGTCGAACAAATTATGCAAGGCAATAGATCTAACATTTTATTAGATGTTGCAAAAGCCACTAACCATGATGATGCGGCGCAGAAGTACTTACAAGAAGAGGTACTTAAATTTATAACAAACTTAGATATTAGGAGAACGAAATGACTCATGCAATCGAACAACTCCTAAGTTCAGAAGTGCTTTCTGAAGAAGTACGTAAAACTCTTGGCGAAGCTTGGGAATCAAAACTTTCCGAAGCACGTGAAGAAATTACATCAGAACTTCGTGAAGAATTCGCTCAGCGTTATGAAAATGACAAAGAGAATATGGTAGAAGCGTTGGATGCAATGCTTAAAGATACCATTACAAAAGAATTAAAAGAATTCCAAGCGGATAAGCAGTCAGCAGTAGAAGCAAAAGTAAAATACGAAGCTAAAATTGCTGAACACGCAAAACTTCTAGATCAGTTCGTAATGGAGACTCTTAAAAAAGAGATCGCAGAATTACGTGGTGATCGTACTAAACAAGAACAGAACTTCGCCAAGTTAGAAGATTTCGTAATGGAACAACTAACTTCAGAACTTAATGAATTCCACAAAGACAAGAAAGACCTAGTGGAGCAAAAGGTAAAACTTGTCAAGGAAGGTAAAGAGATCATTGCTGAGGCGAAGCGTGAGTTCATAGACAAGTCTGCTACTAAACTTGCATCAATTGTTGATAAAACAATTAAAAGCGAGTTAGGCACACTTAAAGAAGACATTCAAACTGCAAAAGAAAATATGTTCGGAAGAAAACTATTTGAAACATTTGCGGCAGAATTTATGAGTTCTCACCTAGCCGAAGGTACTGAAATTTCAAAACTTTCGAAGCAACTGGCTGAAGCGAAAGATGCACTAGCAGAATCGTCTAAGACAGTAGCTGAAAAAGAGGCTCTAATTACTGACGCTGAAAAGAAAGCTCAACGTATTGCAGAAGCAAACGAAAGAGCTGGAAAATTAGCAGATCTATTAGCCCCTCTAGCAAAAGATAAGCGTGAATTAATGCACAATTTACTTGAAAGTGTCCAAACTGAAAAACTAGATACACAGTTCAAGAAATATTTACCAACTGTACTAGCAGAAGGTAAAACTGCAAAAATTAAGACGCAATTAACAGAAACTTCTCAGATGACTGAGATTACAGGTAACAAGGCTCACACACAGGACACTGAAAGTGATGCTGAGATTATTAACCTTAAAAAACTAGCCGGTATCAATTAATAAGGAGTATACCATGTCAGAAAAACTATTTGAAAACTGGAGTGTTACAAAAGACGCTCTTACAGACGGTCTGGCAGGCAACAAGAAGGTTGTAATGGAGAGTGTTCTAGAAAACACTAAATCATACTTGTCAGAAGCCGCGGCAAGCGGTTCAACTATGGCAGGCAACATTGCGACACTTAACAAAGTGATCCTTCCAGTTATCCGTCGTGTAATGCCAACAGTTATTGCAAACGAACTTGTTGGTGTTCAGCCTATGCAAGGCCCAGTAGGCCAAATTCACACTCTACGTGTGCGTTACTCAGAAACAGCAGGCACAGCAACAGCTGGTGATGAAGCACTTTCACCATTTGCTATTGCAAAAGGCTATGCTGGTGATGCTTCAACAGGCACAGCAACTTCAACTTCAAACTTAGAAGCAGAAGCTGGCCGTAAATTAAGCATCCAGGTTCTAAAACAGACTGTAGAAGCTAAAACAAGAAAACTATCAGCAAGATGGACATTTGAAGCGGCACAAGATGCTCAATCAATGCACGGTCTTGATGTAGAAGCAGAAATTATGCAGGCTTTAGCACAAGAAATTACAGCTGAAATCGACCAAGAAGTACTAAACAGCTTAAGAAACCTAGCAGGTGCGGCTGTTGACTCATACGACCAAGCTAACGTATCAGGTCAAGCAACATTCGTTGGAGACCAACACGCGGCTTTAGCAGTATTAATCAACAGATCAGCTAACCTAATCGCGGCAAGAACACGTCGTGGTGCAGGTAACTACGTTGTTGTTTCACCGACAATCTTAACAGTACTACAATCTGCTACAACTTCAGCATTTGCACGTACTACAGAAGGTCCATTTGAAGCACCAACAAACACTAAATTTGTAGGTACACTTAACAACACACTAAGAGTATTTGTTGACCAATATGCAAATGATTCTACACCGATCCTAGTAGGTTACAAAGGTGACGGTGAAATCGATGCGGCGGCTTTCTATTGCCCATACATTCCACTAATGTCATCTGGTACAGTACTAGATCCAGCAACATTCGAACCAACAGTGTCATTTATGACACGTTACGGTTACGTAGAGCTACAAAACCAGGCTTCATCACTTGGTAATGCGGCAGACTACCTAAGCAAAATCGATGTTAATGCTGGTAACCTATCATTCTCATAATAGATAGGTAGTGGTTACACTAATTTGGGCGGTCCTTTCGGGGGCCGCCCTTTTTTTATCTAGAAAAAATTAACTACAAAGATAAATATAATTAACAGTATATAAAACATGAAACAAATATCCACGGGAATAGGGAAAATTGTTTTATGTAAATTTTTTACTATGTATAATGTAGAGTAAACGGAACCTACAAGTAAGGAAGCGAAACTTGGCAATAAATATAAATCACAATCAGAATAAAATCAAGCCTAGTGAAGATAGCGATCTAAAACTTGACAGTGGTGCAACAGACAAGAATATTGATGTATCAACGAAAAGAGTGGTCAATCTTCAAGATCCTGTTAATGATCAAGACGCAGTTACAAAATATTATGTAGATAATAACACAGGCAGTTTAAACCTTGATCTTACACAATTACAAACATTAATTGATGGTAGAATAGATTCAGTTATTAATACATTAGATAAACTAACACCTGATGGTCCTGATGATATTTCAACAAAAACTTTATCCGTATCAGGAACACAATCATACAGAATTACAGATTTTACACAAACAGATCATACAGGAACTGGGTTATCAGCCACTCCGGGTGAAACAGTTCAACGTGTATTAAGAAATAATGACTTTAATACAAACACATTGGCACAGATTGGTCCAGGAGATACTGGTACAGTTGAAGTTATACGTAATAATGTATCTACAGTTTCAAAAGAACTGACAGCAGATATAAATGATGGAACAACAACTGATACAGATAAACTTATTATTTCTAACAATGTAGATTTTGGAACAATAACAGGAGAGGCTTTGGGTTTTCATTTTGTTTATAATGTAAGAGGACAAGGTGTTAACAGTGTTTCAGAAGGTTGGAACAATATAAAAATTCAACACGCAGGTAATGAAACAAATACAATTATATGGTATAGTGATCAAAGTAATCCAGGTGCACCACAGGCAACTAATGTTTCTATATCACCCGATGCTACAGAAAGTTTAGTTTATAGTTCCACAGTTCCACATTATACAAGTTCACAAATTTTTGATGTAAGTTTTGATGTTAATAGACTCAGTGGTGATTTTTATCCAGCAACAGATTCATTCATTACTTCGGCTGGAAATGATAATGGCAGTGGTGTTAATACATTATCATCAACTACATATCAAGCTCAAAGTATTACTACCCCTCTCCCTAGAAATTATCTAGTTAGTAGCGGCACAGCTACAATCAATTTACAAACTACAGTGAAAACAGGTACAGGTATTAGTTCTCCTAATAAAGGTCCTAGATTATCAGTAACAAACAGTTATCAAAGTACAACAGTTAATTTAGATGTTGCTGACAGAATTCTTTATATGAATGACGATGTCACTAGTGGTTATCCAGTAGATGAAACAAAAGTACTAGTTCAAAATGTTGGTTTTGGTTCAGGTGATGCCAGAAGGATTGAAACAATAGACGGTGACAATCCTACTGAACCAACAACATTTACTAACTGGGTAGGAGAGACTTCTACACTTAATGATCATGATGCCACTATTGTTGGTGGCGTTGTGACACATGATACAACAAATTATAGTGTTGGCTATCTTCCAGTAGGTCCTGATTTAGGAATAATTGGTAGAGATAGTAGTCAATATATAAATTTCGCATTTAATAGATCAGCTGTTTCCAAATTTGCTATGCAATGGTCTGGTAAAATTAGTGGATGTTGGGTAAGAGTACCTGGCACTTCTATTGATAATACCAGTACAATTAATGGTTGGATAGATACCAGTTTACCTTATGAAGGAAGTGGTGTTCCAGGAGCAAATACAGGAGCAGGAGGAAATGGTTCAAATGGTTGTGGACTAGCAGGTACTACAACATTAAATCAAACAGTAAACAATGAAACAATTAATATAACATTTGGTACTGAATCTAGTTCAAATGCAATAGATAACACGATCGTTATTAGGTTTAAATTAGAGAGTGGTGATAGTATATCATCAATAAAATTCGTGGCGGCTTCATAATATGGCAATCCAAGATACAAAAAAAGTAGACTATCTTTGGAAAAAGCTAGGTTATGGTATCACGAAGACCGACGATAAAGATCGTAAGAGTGCTAGTAACGAAAGTATTAGTTCTCCATTACTAATTCGTGGCGATAGGATCTGGACACAGGCAGATCAAATTCCTTCAACTTTGCCACAAACAAGTTCCGAGTATGTTCAGGTTCATACAGATTATCTTAGCACGTCAGTCGAGACGGTTATGGATAATACTGCAACACCTTTACGTACATGGAAAACCAGTCTAGTAGACTGGATACCTGTTGAATTTGGTTCAACATATCAAGTAAAAGTATATATAGATGACCCGGGTGCTGGTGACCCTCAAACATCTGGTACACGTTTATTCCCGGACGGTACTGGTAGTGATGAGTGGTTTTTTGACTATGCATCTGGAGTTCTACATTTCATAGGAGATTCGCTTCCCTCTTATGTTGTGGACGGCAAAGTTATCTATATAGCTGGAGCAAGATATGTTGGCAACGTTGGACTAGGAAATTTTACTCCTGGTTCCGGCGGAGCTCAAGTTCAAGCGGGTACTATCCCTGCATCACAAGCATTTACCGGTGATGGTATGCAGACGGTATATGATTTAAATCATACACCAGCATCTGCAGAAGCATTAGACGTTTATGTGAATGATGTTTTGCAAAGACCAGGGGAGGCGTGGACATTACAGAACGATACAGTTCAGTTTTTGATCACTCCTCCTTCTGGCACTGATATTTTTATAAAATATAGATACCCATTTGCTACATTTTCTGATCTACCATTGAGAAGTGTTGAAGAAAGACACTTAAATTTTACATACACTAGTGACCAATATACTGGTGATGGCGGACAAGTTACATATGATGTTAATCCAGGACACAATGAACAAAGTGTATTAGTAATAGTAGATGGTGCTATTATTCCACCACAACAATATAGTATAGTTGGTACAGTACTAACTCTCAATAATGCTCCTGCTCAGGACGCAGTGGTAGATATTCGATATCTGCCAGTTTAATTACATAAGTACATAAACCCCATAAATCTTGAATAAATACATTGTCGCAGACTGTTATCTCCTTGATAGCGACTATTCTGTGACAAACGTTCCACTAAGATAGTGGGGCAATCAATATATTGATTGGAGAAATCTAAAATGGCATTTAGACAGATAAAAACACCAGCCCTGGCCAACCAGGCGGTGATTGAAACCAAACTAGACGTAACAGCAGTTTCTGGCCAAACACCTGTAGCGTCTATCTCAGCGCCATCTCTAGACTCATTCCTAATACACGATACGACTTCAGGCGGGCTACGTAAAGTAACTGCATCTTCTTTTATTGGATCATTTGATTCCGATAGTTTAGGAGAAGGTTCAACTAACTTATACTTTACAGACGTAAGAGCTCAAACAGCAGTGGCGGCAGATATTGCTTCAGCTGTAGCAACAGAAGCAACTGATCGTGCGGCGGCAGATACAACACTACAAGGTAACATTGATACGTTATCAAGTGAAGTAGATGCTACTCAATTAGGTGCAGGTTTAGGTACAGATGGTACGTACTCTGCAGATGCGACAACTAACTATCTAGCAACAGCAACTTCATTAGTTGATGCAGATGGTAAACTTGACGCGGCAATCAAGGCAGTAGACACAGCATACCAGGCGGCTGATACAAGTCTACAAAACCAGGTTGATTTCATAACTAACAATGTTGATCCAGCGGCACTTGACTCGCTAACAGAAATTGTATCATCTTTTCAAACAGCTGATACTGCATTAGAAGCTTCTGTAATAGCAAACACTGGATTAATTACTACAGAAACTACACGTGCAACTGGCGAAGAAGCACGTATAGAAGGCAAAGTAGATGCAACACAATCAGAACTCGACGCAACACAAGTAGGTTCAGGTTTAGCGGCAGACGGAAGTTATACTGCTTCTGGCACAGCCAATTACATCGCAACTTCAACTTCGCTTCATGGCGCAACTGTAGCAATTGACACGGCTCTTAAAGCTGTTGATACTGCATACAAAGCGGCAGACACTACACTACAAACATCAATTACAGCAAACGCTAACAAGATTGGTACAGCGGCTCTAGATACTACAGCTACTGACTTATCAGCTGGCTTAAACGAAGTACACGGCGAAGTAGATGCCGAAGCTTCAAGAGCACTAACAGCAGAAGGCGTAATTGCGGCTAACTTGGTGACTGAAACTAACGCAAGAGCGGCGGCAGATACATCAATAAGAACTGATTTTGCGGCGGCGGACAGCAACATTCAAGGCGAACTTGATTTAACACAGCAAGGCGCAGGCTTAGAAGACGACGGCTCATTCATGCCGATTGCTACAGGAACTTATGTAGGTGCGGCAGTATCACTTAAAAGTGCTATTGAAGTATTAGACTCATCTTTAGCAATTGAAGAAGATGCTCGTATTGTAGCAGACGGAAATTTAGATACACGTCTAACTACTGAAGAAGGAAACGTTGACACTCTACAGACTGAAGTCCAAGCTATTGAAGATGTACTTGGTGACTTAGGTTCTACTCCATTAGATACAACTGCTACAACTATTGGCGGTGCTATCAATGAAGTACACGGCGAAGTAGATGCATTAGACACACGTCTAACAACTACAGAAGGCGACATTGCAACTAACCTAGCGTCAATCAACGACATTATATCAAATACAGACCCAGCGGCTCTAGACTCACTAGCAGAGATCGTTTCAGCATTCCAAACAGCTGATACAACTCTAACTGGTTTAGTTAACGCAAACGCGGCGGCTGTAAATACTGTAGAAGCATCTGTTGGCTTAAATGCTGACGGAACTTATGCTCCTCACACAACATCTAACTACATTGACTCAGCAACGTCAACAAAAGCGGCATTAGGATTACTTGATACTCAAGCTAAAACAAATGCAGATGCTATCGCGGCGGAAACTACAGCAAGAGTAGCAGATGTAGATGCAGAGGAAACTCGTGCTACAGCGGCAGAAGGTGCAATTCAAACTGAATTAGATGCAACACAAACCGGTCTCGGTATTGGTGCAGATGGTTCATACACACCGTCAGCTACTGCTAACCACATTTCAACAGCAACATCAATGGTTGATGCAGATAATAAATTAGATGCGGCGATTAAAGTCGTACAAGATAATTTAGATTCTGAAATCGCAACTACTGATGGCGAAATGACTGCTTTACAAGGCAGAGTAACTACTAACGAAGGCGATATCGCTTCAGCAACAACAGACAGAGCAAATATCCGTTCTGAATTTGCGGCGGCTGACTTAACATTACAAGGTAACATTGACACACTTTCTGGTGAAGTAGATGATACTCAAACAGGCGCAGGTCTAGCGGCTGATGGTTCTTATGTTGCGAATGCAACAACTAACTATCTACCAACTGCAACATCTTTAAAAGATGCTACAGAAAAACTAGATACGCAAAGTAAAGTTAATGCAGATGCTATCGCGGCAGAAATAGTAGATCGTGAAGCTGATGTAGATGCAGAACAAGCACGTGCAGAAGGCGAAGAAGCTCGTATCGAAACTAAAATTGATAACGAAGTAACTCGTTCTACAGCGGCAGACGCAGTACATACTGCTGACATTCTAACTAATGCTGGTAATATTACAACATTAGACGGAAGAATGACTACAGCAGAAGGTAACATCAACATTGAAAAAGGAAGAATTGACGATATCCTTCAAGGTGCTGATGGCGCTCTAGATACGTTGAAAGAAATCGGCGACGCATTTGCGGCGGCGGATTCAAGTCTACAAACACTAATAACAAACAACGGCACAGCCATTACAACTTTAAATAATGAAATGGATGCAGTTGAAGGCGATATCTCATCACTAGAAGCACTAGTTGGTGATGTCGCTTCTACACCGTTAGCAACTACAGCAACATCACTTGGTGGTGCTATCAATGAAATTCACGGAGAAATAGATGCTAACTTAACAGAGGTTGCTAATACTCAAGCGGCACTTGGACTAAACGCTGACGGATCATACTCAGCACATACTGGTTCAAACCACTTAGATGATGCAACAACTATGAAGGGTGCTCTAACAGCACTTGACTCAGCTATTGCAACTAACGCCAATGCTATCACAACTGGTGATGCGGCTGTAACAACTGCTTTCCAAGCGGCTGATGCAGGCATAGTCTCAGATTACGAAGCGGCAGACGTTGTACTAACTCAAGCTATCGATACAGCAGAAAGTTCAATCGGCTTAAACGCAGATGGATCTTACACTGCACCAGCAACATCTAACTACTTAGGCACAACTGCTACAGTTAAAGCAGGTCTAGTAGCATTAGATACTCAAGCTAAAGCGAATGCTGATAATCTTACAACTGAAATTGCAGATAGAATTTCAGCAGTAACAGCAGAAGCAACAGCAAGAGGAAATGCTGATACTACTTTACAAAACAATATCGATGCTGAATCAGCTCGTGCTCAAGGCGTAGAAGGTGCACTTGATACTCGTCTAACTTCAGCAGAAGGCGAAATTACAGCAACACAAACTGGTGCTGGATTAGCGGCAGACGGTACATATGCGGCAGATGCAACTACTAACTATCTGTCAGCAGGTACTTCGCTAAAAGACGCTGACAAGAAGCTAGATACTGCTCTTAAAACAGCAGATGACCGTGCGATAGCGGCAGAAGGTGCTCTAGATACAAGACTAACAACTGCTGAAGGTGAAGTAGATTCTCTACAAACTTTCACAGGTGAAGGTACTGCTCTAGATACAACTTCAGCTACACTAGCAGGCGCGGTTAATGAAATGCATGGTGAAGCAGATGCTATTGACGCAAGACTTACAGTAGCAGAAGGTGATATTGCTACTAACCTAGCATCAATCAACAACATCATTTCAAACACTGATCCAGCGGCTCTCGATTCATTAACTGAAATCGTTACAGAGTTCCAGAATGCAGACTCAACACTTACAGGTCTCGTTACTGCAAACTTAAACGAAATCAATGCAATCGAAACTGGTGCTGGTTTAGGCACAGATGGTACGTATACTGCACCAGCAGGAACAAACTATCTTGCTACAGCATCAAGTCTATCAAACGCAGACGAAGCTTTAGATACTGCTATTAAAGCAGTTGACACAGCTTACAAAGCGGCTGATGCGGCTCATGATACAGCTATTGCGGCTAGACTAGAAAAAGCAGGCGGTACAATGGCTGGTGCAATTGACATGGGTTCAAATGGCATATCTAACGTGGCGGCTCCAACACTTGCGGGTGATGCAGTCAACCTAGGTTACTTAACATCAAGCCTAAGCTCACAACATATCTCAGCATTTACGTCTGATGATCTTGCTGAGGGTGCAGGTAACTTATACTACCTAGACTCACGTTCAAGAGCGGCTATTTCGCTTGTAGACTCAACAACACGTGGTGGCGTTGCTTCATACGACAGCTCAACAGGTGTTATCAGTGTTAATGCAGACCACTCAGTACTAGATGCTACTGATGTCACAGATACTACATTTGCTGGTCAAGAAGGTAAAGTTCTTGCCGTAAATGGCGCAGAAACTGGAATGGAACTAATCGATGTTTCACACCTTGCATTTGCTAACGCAAATCGTATCACTATTAATGGTGATGGCACTACACAAACATTCGCACTAGGCTTTGATACAACTCAAGTCGCGGCGATGGTTTTCGTAGGCGGTGTTGTACAGGATCCAACAACTCACTACTCAATTGACAGTACAGCGGGTACGATCACATTTACTGATCCAATTCCAACTGGCTCTCAAGCGGTTGTTATCTCCCATATGTTAGGAGCGGTACCTTACTTAGAAACAGCTTCTGTAACATTCGATAAGTTTTCTGCAGATATCAAAGCATATGTACAGCAATCAGCAGTAACAGCAACTAATGGCGGTACACCAGTTGATACTTTCTCTGGTACAGCATATCGTTCAGCAAAATACATCATTCAAGTAGACAATGGTGCAGGTGAATACGAAACTCGTGAAGCTCTAGTAGTACACGATGGAACAACAGCCTACATCACTGAGTATGCACTTGTATACACAGGAGCGGCTCTATTAGGTGATGCTACAGTAGCAATGAATGGTAATGACGTACAGCTATTCTACACATCAAATGGCGGTAATGTAACTGTTAAAGTTATCTCAACTTACATAGATGTATAATAAGTAGACTAAAACTTTGGGGCGGTGGAAACACCGCCCTTTTTTTTGGCTAAAAAGTACTTTGAAAACACCAATTATATTAGCAAAGTACTTAATACGAAGAATTAGCAACTAAATACTACGTTGCATGAGCAACGCTTTTATTTGATCAAATAAAGGAATCGAAAAATGGCACAAAAAAGATTTATTATCGACGGTGGATTTAGCGTAAATGATGATTCGCTTATCACTGGTAATCTTGAGATGACAGGTCACATTCTTCCTTCAGCGGACATCACATATGACTTAGGTTCGCCGACGAAGCAATGGAAAGACGTGTACGTAGGTCCAGGTTCTTTATATGTTAATGGTAAAAAAGTTATCGAAGATGATAGCGATACTATTACACTAGGAACTGACGCAGACCAAGATCTACGTTTCAAAACAACAGGTGTTGGTTCTATTGAACTACTACCTGCAGGTACCGGTAACATTCAAATAATGTCAACAATGCAGATCCAAACAGGATCAGCAATCACTGACTCAGCTGGTTCAGCTGTTAAATTTGGTGATAAAATTGACATGGATTCGAATAGAATTATTAACGTTACAACACCAGTTGACGGCACAGACGCCGCCAACAAAACATACGTAGATGATAAGTTTGATGACGTAATTAACGGAGCACCAGCGGCACTCGACACTCTAAATGAGTTGGCGGCGGCTTTAGGTGACGACGCTAACTATGCTTCAACTATCACAACAGCATTAGCGGCTAAGGCTTCTATTGCTTATGTAGATGCTCAGATAGCAGGAATCGATGTTTCATCACAGCTAACAGGTGTTGAAAGTGACATTGATGCCCTAGAACTTACTATGGGTACAGCGACACTTAATACAACTTCACAGAATGTAACAGGCGCAATTAACGAACTGAAAACTGAAATCGCTGGCAACGACAGTGATATCACTACAGCAAATACAAACATTGCAACTAACACAGCGGCAATCGGCGTGTTACAAACTACAACAGCTAACAATGCAACTGACATTGCGGCAAATTCTACAGCAATTACAAACGCAATATCTACAGCTTCAGCAGACGCAACTGCTAAAGCTAACAACGCAGAAGCAAACGCAACGGCTACAGCTCAAGCGTACACAAACACACGTGAGACAGCAATTACTTCAGCTTATCAAACATACGCAGATACAGCAGAAGCAGACGCAGTTTCAACAGCAGAGACATACACAAATGCTCGTGAGACAGCAATTACAGCAGTAATTAATGCTCTTACAACTGATGACGTAGCAGAAGGTACAACTAACCTATACTTTACAAATGATAGAGTAGACACTAAACTTGGTTATGTTGATGCAGACATTCTTCCTTCAGCAACTGAAACTTATAACTTAGGTTCAGCTGATAAACGTTGGAACAAACTATTCCTAAAAGGTTCAACAATTGACCTAGGTGGTGTAGACATTTCAGCATCAGGTACAGGTATGTCAGTAGGTGGTTCAGATATGGCTTCGCAATCATACGTTGACGGAAAAATTGCAGACTTAATTGCATCTGCTCCAGGCGCACTAGATACTCTAAATGAACTAGCGGCGGCAATGGGCGATGATGCAAACTTCTCAGCAACAGTAGTTAACAATATTGCAACAGCGAAAGCAGAAGCAATCTCAACTGCATCAGTTGACGCAACAACTAAAGCAGATGCGGCAGAAGCAGATGCAATTTCAACAGCATCAGCAGACGCAACTACAAAAGCGAATGCGGCTCAAACAGCGGCAACATCACACTCAGACAATCGTGATATTACAGGTGTATCATTTAATACAGGTACAGGTGTAGTTACATTCACACGTACATCAGGCGATCTTACAGTTGACTTAGACGGTAGATTTACTGATAACGCATACGCAGATGCAATGAACCAAAACGTTACAACTACTTCAGATGTAACATTCGGTTCTGTATATGCAACAGGTGATGTTACAGCATACTCAGACGAGAGCTTAAAAACAAACATCAAAACTATTGATGGCGCACTAGGTAAAGTTGAATCAATCCGTGGTATCACATTTGATAGAATTAACGACGGTTCAACATCAACTGGTGTTGTTGCTCAAGAACTTGAAGCAGTACTTCCTGAAGCTGTGAAAACTGACGCACATGGTTTAAAATCAGTAGCATATGGTAACATTACAGGTCTTCTAATTGAAGCTGTAAAAGAGCTGTCTGCACAGGTAGCTGAGCTAAAAGCTAAGAAATAATTAGGACCTTGGATTTATACGGCCAGGTATTGATCAAATAAGGGTTAAAAATATTAGGAGGGTGAACTGCTTGGTGCTCACCCTCCATTCTTTTGAGCTAAATATCGTACAAATTATAGTATTTTTAAGTTAACAATGTGGTTTTATATTTTATAAATGTATAAATACATTGTGAGCAAAATCGTGAAGATATAGCTCTAATTTTTGCAAAAAAATCCTATAGGAGAAAGCCTAATGTCAACAACAACACAAGATTACACAGGAACATCGCTACCAGCAACAGGTAGTATGTTGTCAATGAGTTCTATCCGTAATTATTTTGGGTTAAGTGGTCAAATTTCACTATATACACTTGGTGCTTTCATTAGTCCGCAAGTACTGACTAACATTAAAGTTTCAGCTACATTTGGTGGCTGGCAAAACCAGAATAAATGGGGTACATCTTCAGGCGTAGATCCGTCACTAGATGAACCAGGCTCATCAAACTACTAAATAGAATTATTAGGGGGTTTGTCAATAAATATATTGACAACCTCCTACAATTTACATATAATAAATATGATTATATCTAATATAAACTGTAAACTCAGCCAGAAATTAATAGGAGAAAACAATGAGTATTCGTACTAAATTCGAAATTAAAACTTTCGTCCTTGGTGCTCATCCAACGCCAGCTCGTAAAGCACAGGCTTTGATAGCTGACTTAAACCAAGCACGTGAGCAAAATCATCCAGACCTCCCAGTACTCGAAGAAGTATATGAGGAGTTCTCAAAAGAACACAATGTAGAAGATCTACTAAAATCAATTGAATCAGAAGAAGAACAATATTGGGTAGAGCGTTTAGCAAAACTAGCCGCTATTGATATTTTGACACTTGGTAAAGTACAGCCAGAACATATGAATTATATGGTTGCACTTTCTGATGAAGCATTTGCATCAACAGTTAAGTCAGCAACTACTTTGGCAAAATCATTAAATACATCTGTTAAAGAAATTGAAGCAGAACTTGGAAGTGATCTAGTACCAGATGAACTTGCAAAGTAAGGTAAGTAATGGTAACAGTACCAAAGTTTCATTATGAAAAAGTACTTAACACAAAGGTTATAATAGCAACTCCAGTAAGGGACTATGTAACTTCTGCTTATACATTTTCTATTGCAAACTTAATGAAAAAATGTGGACAAGATGGTCAACATATTGAATTAAGAATGTTACAAGGAAGTGAAGTAGCAATGCAAAGACAACAACTAGCCGTTGATGCATTAGCTGAAACAGATTTTACACACATACTTTGGATAGATAGTGATATGAGATTTCCTAGTAACTTATTACAGGCACTTTTATCACACAAGAAAGACATTATTGCTTGTAACTATAGTACAAGAGTGCCACCACATAAACCGGTTGCATTTAAAGATGTTTATAATTTAGATAAACGTGTTTATGATGGTACTGGTTTAGAAATGGTAGAAGCAGTTGGCATGGGAGCCATGCTAGTAAAAAGAGAAGTATTTGAAAAACTAGAAAAACCATTCTTTAGTGTAAAATGGTTAGATGATTATACTTCATTAATGGGCGAGGATATATATTTCTGTTTTAAAGCCCGAGAAGCTGGATTTGATATCTGGCTTGAACAAGATATAAGTAAGCAGGTTGCTCATGTAGGAACTAGAGCTTACACAATACAAGGTGATTGCAATGAAGAAACTTAACATGAAACATACTCAACTTTTTGAGTACACAGGACAAAACGTTGTTACACCTTGGGACAGATTAAAGAAACATATTTTTGGTTCATATCCGGTTGTTACCGCACCTCGTACAAAAACAGAAGAAGATGCTCTTCAACTTGCATGGAGACATAGAGGTGAAAGTGATATGGCTTGGGTTGTAGATGAAAAAGCAACTCCAAGAGATGACTTTCCGTGGCACTATAGACCAAATGACCTTGAACGTGCAGTTATACATGAATTCCCAAGAGTAGTAAGACGTACTCGTCGACCAGTAGACTACGGAGATATTAAACTTGTACCAACAAACGGTGCAAACTTAGGCATCATCAGTAGTAATATTATCGGAAGTTATCATGAAGCAGACTTTGATATCTTTATGATTTCATTCCATGAAGAAGAAGCAGACCAAAATTTTATAAAACTTAAACAACGTTTTCCAGATATCCAACATATTAAAAATGTTCAGGGTATAGGAAATGCACACAGAGAAGCAGGTATTAAATCTAAATCAGAAATGGTTTATATTGTTGATGCTGATGCTCTTATTGCAGATGATTTTAAATTTGACTACATACCACCGATGAATAAAAGAGCTAATACAACTTATGTATGGCAGGCAAGAAATCCTATTAATGATCTTGTTTATGGATATGGTGCAGTAAAATTATTTCCAAGACAACAACTAGTTGATTTAGGTCATGAACTTCCAGACTATACAACAGGAGTATCTTTTTACCAACCTGTTAAAGAAGTATCTAATACAACTGCATTTAATAAAGATCCTTATAGAACATGGAGAAGTGCTTTCCGTGAATGTGCTAAATTAGCATCAAAGATTAATCCAAATGCTCCTAGTAAAGATACAACAGAACGTCTTGACACATGGTGTACAGTTGACAATGGCGGACGTTTTGGTAGATATTGTATTAAAGGTGCATTAGAGGGTAGAGCTTTTGGTGAAGCTAATAAGGATAATGTTGAAGAACTAAACAAGATTAATGATTACGAATGGCTGAGAACGCAATTCGTTGAGTCTATGAAAAAGAAAGTAAGAACTGATTAATTTAGTATACCACTAACATTACTTTCTATAACAGTTTGTACCTTTTTTATAAACTCTTTATTGAATAACTGGTTTTTAACTCCTGGATGAAGAGGGCGAGGCCAGTTATTTACTTTTATCCAGGCATATCCATCACTCTCATTATTAAGAACAGGCAAGAATTCTTCTTGTACCAATACAACAAAAGTATTATAGACAAACTTTTTATCACCACTAGTATACTGATGAACAGGAATAATTTTTTCCATATCTGGAATCATTCCTATTTCTTCTTCTAATTCTCTTTTTAATGTTTGGATTGGTCTTTCACCTTTATAACTTTTACCACCAAAGAAACACCAGGTACGAGGATGATTTGCTTCTACACCCCGTTGTTGCATTAATATTCTTCCAGTATCGGTTGCTAGTACAAGACAGCCACTGGCTTTTATAACTCTTTTATCCATTGTTATTGTTCTTAATTATTATAGATATATACGCCAAAAACCAGGTTTATACAAACCTTCAAAACTATTAAACCAATCAGAACCATTCCATTCTAATTGATCATCAGTCTTAATATTCTTAACATATTGTTGTAATGATACTTGACTACTTACAAAACTAACTACCCAATCACTGCCATTATATTCTATAATATCATTTGCTTTGGCTTTTAATCCTCCCCAAATAGCAATGTCAGTTAAGTCTTTAGTAATAATATAACGATTTCCCATAGTAGGACTAGGGACATTTCCTTGACCAGGAATATTTTTTGTAGGATCTAAAACTCCATCTACAGGATTTAGAGTATTTGTTGGTAATGTATCAGTATCAATATCAACAGCTAGTTCATTATCATTTGTTGAAAAAGATAATTTACCAACAATATCATTTGAAGCATCTTCTATATCGTTACTTTTTCTTAAACGTACTTGACTAATTCCAGGACGTAATTGACCATAAGGTTTTAATACTTGTTCCCAGGTTAAAGAAGTACCATCATCATTTAATGGTTTACCTGCATTGTTTAATATTCTAGCAACACCATTTATATATTCTAATCTTCTATCTTTAAATGCTATAACAACATAATTTGTTTGAGCTTCAAATGGTTCGTTCTCTCTAAATAAATCTAAGTTCGGATCATCTGTATTATGTAACTTATCAATAATAGTATGAATAAGAGTTTGTTTTTTAAGTTTTGCTGGTGGCGTAATTAATACTGGAACCTGAAAAGTCATTGTTGCAACATCAATAATATCATCGATTGTTGAACCAATACTTCTACTACTCCAAAGTATATTAGTCATTTCAACATAACTTAAACTAGTCCAGTCAAATGGATTATCACTAGTTCTAATATTTAATGTTGGATTGAATAATACTAATATCTGTTCAAGTAATTGAAGTTTTTGATCTGTATTAGAAGTCCATACATCTACATTCATTTCCATCATATAAGGAACTGGATTATGTCTTTGTACAGTATATGTTGATCCTATATTATCTGTATATTCTCCAGTAGACTCATCTGTTGCCTTTTCAAAAACTTGTACACTATCAACACTTTGTTGATAAGTTCTACGTTCAGGTGCTAGATTAAGTGTATTAATATAACATGAAATAAATGGAACAGTATTTACAATATTCTCAGAATTTTCACGAGTTATATGTGCCGCCATTCTATTAATATCACCATAACGCACAGGAACTTTTTGCATGACAGGTAATTTTTCATCACTTTCACCCATTTGTACACTAAAGCCACTAAACAATCTTATAAATTGTTGAATGTACCTACGTACCTGTTTATCATAAAAATATTGCATCTCAGCCATTATTCAAAATCACTCTTAGGTTTAATTACTTTACTTAATGCTTGACGTTCTGGTTTTTCAACATCATCAACAACAACTGTATTTTCATTATTAATAAATCCAGAAGCATTATAAGTTTTATCAGTCCAGGTTTGTTCAACTATATTATCATATAGTCTATGCCATCTTGATCCTCTTCTAACAAACATTCTGTTAGGAACAAAATCATTTCTTATAAAGTAGTCACCTTCATTTGGTTGTACTGGAAACTGATCTCCTGACGGAATAGCTTCGCCATGTTGATATTCTTCAACTTTTTCTGGTTCGTTAAATAGGTGATCTCTTAATGGTTCACCTTTTGGATCATTTGTTTCAGCACTCTTAACAATAGCATCTGAAATATTAATTTCAGTTTTGTATGATGATAGATCCTGTTTTAATGAATTAGGATCATCAGCAGTACCAAGTATATCTGCGTATTCTTGTGTATCTGTTAGTGGTGCTACCTTAACTCTCCAAATATGAGGGAACCAAGTTTGTGAAAAACCTTCTGCTCCACGTGCGGCGTCCTGTACTACATAAAATTTATTTACAGCATTCCTGTCTTGGCTTAATAGTAATTCGTCACGTAAATGGGGTAATTCTAAAACATCACCTGGCATAAGTTTACGTCCCAATTTATCTATCATATCGTTGATATGGAACGTAATGAATAAAGTATCATTTGTTAAGAAAAGACCAAATTGAGATAAGTCAAAGTCATTATCACTTACATTATATATACCTCTTAACTCGTAAATATCTGGTTCGTATTTACGATCTCGGTTTTCCATAAATAATAAGTCTTGAATCTTAGTTTCATTGATTGTTCCACTTGGATTACTTTCGTTACCTAATGGATCTGTTTCTGTGCCACCACTATAATTTGGTTCACTAGGATCTCCCTTGTCTGATTGAACTTTAGGTCCTGCATATTTGTGAACGTGAACAGCGGTTCCACCTATATCAAATTGTTCTTTGATATTTCGATCAAGAAACTTATAGTCATTACCTTTGTATGGTTTATATAAACTTAATCTTGGCATGAATCCTTCCTTTTATATAGTGTATTTATATTAACTGGTTTGTTTATAAGTGAGTGGATTACTTAAATACTTGTATGTTGGACCCGATAAGTGCAATCGCGGCGGCTACCGCGGCTTACAAAAGCATCCAATCGCTGGTTTCACACGGCCAGGATCTAGAAAGGTGTGTCGGACAACTCTCCAAATGGTATTCAGCGGCTTCAGATATAAGAAAAGCACAATCATACAATAATAATCCTCCATTATATAAACGTTTTTTAGCATCAGGAAGTGTAGAAGCTGAGGCTTTACAACTTATTATTCATGAAAAAAAGCTACAGGAACAAGAAAAAGAATTAGCGGCTCTTTTAAACTATAGATTTGGGTATGGTACTTGGAAAGAAATGATAGATTTACGTCGCGAGATTAAAAAGAAACGTGATAAAGAAGTTTATAGAATACAGGAGTTAAAGAGAAGTATATTGGAAGGTGTTTTTATAGTAGCTCTACTTCTTATGTTATCTGCTCTTTTGATAGGTATTATTTGGTTCATATATTCTTATAAATATTAGCATGAAAAATATGTTATCAACTGATAAAGGATGTGCCTGGCTTACAAACGGAGTCCATTTTAGACCTTCAGCACAGGAATCTGGGTACGTTACATCTTGTTGTAGGATGACTTATAGGCATAAAGATCTAGAAGAAATGCTAGACAAAGCAGTAAACGATCCAACATATTCATATGAAAATTTAAAAGATACTTCTTGTAGTAGATGTCGAATAGCTGAAGAGTCTAATGTTACTTCTTTAAGGCAACAAGGTTTTGGAAGAACAGGAGTAAAGTATCCACCAGGCAAACTAGTTCAAATTCAAGCAGGATTTAGTAGTTTTTGTAATCTAAAATGTAAATATTGTGGTCCTGCTCAAAGTACTTCATGGAATGACGAAATAGAATGGGCAGAAGAAAATAATATTGATTTAGATTTTTTAGAAAACAAAGAAATCACATTAAGAAAAGAAGATACATTTAAATTTGAATTAAAATTAATTGAAGAATTAAGAAACGCAGATTTAAGATGGTTAGCACACGTAGGAGTGTTCGGAGGCGAACCTTTTATGACTAGAAATTTTGAAACGTTTATTGATATGTTAGCAGAAAAAACAAAATTATCCAATTTACAAATACAGATTAATACTAATGCTACTATATTTCCAAAACAGAAAATTTTAGATATTCTTTGTAAATTTGGCAAAGTTGATTTAAGATGTAGTACTGAAGCTGTTGGAAATTTAGCAGAATATATTAGAAATGGATTGAATTGGAATTTATTTGAAAAAAATACCAACAAATGGATGGAATTATCAGAGCAACATACAAATATTAAAACAAGAATCCAGGCAACTCATACTATTTGGAGTATTAATAAAGTAAATGAGTTTGATGACTGGGCTAAAAAGTCAGGCTATATGGGTAGGGTATTTGATTCATGGACATATAACCCTGCAATAGTTAATGCTAGACAAGTATTAACAGAAAAACAAATAGAAGAGTGTAAGAAAATTGTAGAATCGATATATAATGTTAAAACAAAAGATTTTATTTGTCGACAACTAAATGCAAAACAAGTTAAGATGGAAGAAAAACACTTGTTAGCATTTAGAAAATTTACAGAAGTTTTCGATCCTAGAACAAAGTTTACACTCAAAGAAGTGAATCCTCAACTATACTCTTGGACACATAATTAACCGAAAACTCTAAAAAAGGTTGACAAGACAGTATGTCATGCCGTAGTATGATATATACTGATTGTAATTTATATTAGGAGTAGTATCGATGCCTTTAAAACAGGTGAGAAGAAAGAAGCCTCGTACCGTACATCGGAAACTTGGTTTTGAAGAAGTTAATTGGGACGGATGGCAAGAATGGACTGGTGAACAATACCATCGTAAAAGACAATGGTCAACACAAAGTTATTATACTGAAGTTCCAAGGGAAAAGCTCGAAACCTACTACCATGAATGGTTAAAAGCAGAAAAGTACAGTAAAGAAGACATAAGTGCTGTAAAATGCATCAAGAGTAGCCCGTATATGGGCGTATATGCCCGTCAACTACAAACGGGTATGCCAGACTTCAACCAAAAGGAAGATGACTACTGGCAGACGTTAGCGGGTACAATGGGAAATGTTAAACCTGTTACAGATTATATGAAAAAACAAACTGAAGATAACATAAAAAGAGGTAAAGTGATTTTACAGGAAAAAAAGGAAAAGCAAGAAAAAGAACAAAAGATTGAATTAGCAAAACCTTCTATTCAGCAGGTAATGTATAAGTCAGCTATGGCTATGACTGATCCTTTAGAAGAAGAAATTTTTAAATGGGAAAAGAATTATAACGAAAAAACTGTTAAAGATTTTCGTCCTGTTGTGATGTTGAGACGATTAGGTTGTAAAGGAAAACACGCTCAGATTATTCGTAATTACTATCAACCTGCATATGAAGAATATTTTAACCTGATTAATTATCCAACATCTTCCAGACTCAAAGAGTTAAGTGAATGGGAACAGGATCAATGGTCACAGTTAAAAGAAGCATATGAATTCATGGATAAGAAAAGTCAAAAATTATCCTTAGAATTATACAAAAAGATTTTAGATGCTTGTGATATTTTAGAAGCAGAAAGTAAGGCTAATCGTAAACCAAGAAAAGTTAAAGAAAAGTCAGCTGAACAAGTAGTTAAAAAGCTAAAGTACAAACAATCAGATGAGAAGTATGGACTAGCAAGTGTTCCGGCTGTAAAGATTCCAAAATGTGAAGTACTAGCAGTATTCAATACTAAAACCAGAAAGTTCGGTATATATCATGCTAAAGTAATAGACCCTCAGAAGCTTCAAAGAGCTGGTACAGGGCTTAATGTTAAAGGTACTACTATAACAGGGTATGATGAGCAAAAGAGCTTACAGAAGACTATCCGTAAGCCCGATGAACTACTACCAGAGCTTAGAAAAGCTACAAAACCTAAAACACTTAAACTATTTGATGGGTTAAAAACAACAGATACTAAAATGAATGGGCGTATAAATGCAGATACGATTCTCTTGGCGGTATTTTAATAAATACAGTATAGGAGAATATTATGGCCGCATATGATAACTTAATCAAAGAAATGGAACTACGTCTCGGTGGAGGCATGGTTGACGTTGAGCTAGATCCAGAACATTATGAACTAGCAGTTAATAAATCATTACAGAAATATCGTCAACGTGCTGAAAATGCCGTAGAAGAAAGTTTTCTAGGATTAACATTAGTTGAAGATGTAAATGAATATACATTACCAAAAGAGGTAATGGAAGTAAAAGATATTTACAGAAGAACAACTGGTGTAAGTAGTAATTCAGGAAATGATATAGAACCTTTTCAGGCGGCTTATATGAACACTTATCTCCTAGGATCACATAGACGTGGTGGATTATCAAGTTTTGATTTCTTAATGCAAAATAGAGAAACAATGGGAAGATTATTTGGTGCAGAAATTATGTTTACTTGGCGTCCACAGGAAAGCAAATTAATATTACAAAGAAAAATTAAATCAGCAGACAATGTATACCTACATTGTTATAATTATCGTCCAGATGAAAGTTTACTAACAGACACATATTCAGGTCCTTGGCTAAAAGATTATGCCTTTGCTCAATGTCGTTTAATGTTAGCTGAAGCTCGTGGTAAGTTTGCACAGATAGCAGGCCCACAAGGTGGTACTACAATGAACGCAGATCAACTTCGTCAGGATGCTCAAACAGAAATAGACAAGCTAGAACAAGAACTAACATTGTTTAATGATGGTTCAACTGGTCTTGGATTCGTAATAGGTTAATCTACATTATGGAACTTGTAATAAAAAGCCTGGTTGCAGGTGTTATCATTGCTATGATTAGTATAATAAGTCAAAGAAATATAACATTGGCGGCAATACTTATGGGTATTCCTACAACTGCCCTAATTGCAATGGTTTTTATGCATTATCAAGGAATTGCAGATGCCCAAATGGCTAAATGGGCGTGGGAAACTATAAAATTTGTCTTGACAAGTTTAATATTTTTTGTTATCTTTAGTTATACTGTTACGCATATAGGTTTTTGGTATAGTGTTTCACTAGGACTAATTGTAACAGTAATATTATTTAATATTGTAATAAAGGTAACTTAATTGAAAAAAATTGTAGGGATATGTGGACTAATAGGACATGGTAAAGATAGTGTAGCCGGTGCTTTAATTAAACATGGTTATGACAGAATTAGTTTTGCAGGTGTCTTAAAAGATACAGTATCTTCATTATTTGGTTGGGATAGAATATTATTAGAAGGTAATACTCCAGAAAGTAGAGTATGGCGTGAAACAGTTGATAAATGGTGGGCTAATCGTTTAGATATTCCAAATCTTACTCCTAGATATGTACTACAATTTATAGGTACTGATGTTTTAAGAACACATTTTCATCCTGATATATGGGTTGCGGCTTGTGAAAGACAAGTATTACAATCTGAAAAAAATGTAGTAATTAGTGACTGCCGTTTTTTTAATGAATTAAAAGCAATTAAAAAATTAGGTGGTACAACTGCCGTTGTATGGAGGCATGAAAAACCAGAATGGTGGGCTACTGCGGAAAATATAAACACAAATAACGTTGATCCTAATTCAAATCATACTATGAAAGTGGTATTTCCTGATGTTCATCAGTCAGAATGGCGTTGGGCAGGTTGGAACTTTGATGTTACCCTTAGCAACACAGATACCCTAGAATCGCTAGAAACACAGACAATTAAACTATTAAGTTAATTCTATAATAGCACTTTTTCCTTAATTTCAAATAAATACACATACGAAACATACTATAAGTATGTAGGATTAAATATGAAAAATAGGAGAACTCCAAAATGGCAAATCTAGTTTCACCTGGTGTCCAGGTATCAGTAACAGATGAGTCAGTATACGGTCCAGCTGGTTCTGGTACAGTGCCAATGTTATTCATTGCAACTGGCCAAGACAAAGTAGATCCTACTGGCACAGAGGCTGACGGTATTGCAAAATACACAAAATCAGCTAATGCCGGCAAACCAGTTCTTGTAACATCTCAACGTGAACTAACACAATACTTCGGTGAAGTTGACTTTCGTACTGTTGGCGGAGCGGTTGTACAGGGCGATGAGACTAATGACTACGGTTTGCTTGCCGCATATTCATTCCTAGGCCAATCTTCAGCGGCTTACATTGTAAGAGCTGATGTTGATTCAGTAGCACTTCGTCCAGTATCAGCAGAACCTAAAGGTCCTGCGGCAAACAATACATATTGGATGAATCCATCTACTTCAAAATTCGGAATTTTCGAATATGACGGTCAGGACTGGAATGCAAAAACTCCTGTGGTAGAAATTACTTCAGGCGGAGCACCAACTTCTTCAGGTACTTCTGGAGACTATCTAGTAGCGATAGTAAACGGTGCAACAGAAACAGAAATAGAATATTACAAACATGATGGTGCAGGCTGGAATCCAATTACAGCTGACATCACTTTTGCTCCTCACTATGCAGTTCCAGCAACTTCTATGTGGGTAAAAACAACAACACCTGGCGGTGGTTTAGATTTAGACGCACGTCTATACACTACTTCAGCAGGTTCATTTGTTGAGCAACAAATCTTATACGCACAGGACTTTGATCCAACTGGTGCGGCATCAGACGTTTTACATGATGGTTCAGCAAACTCTGGTAGAACACTACTAGAAGGCGATTTAGCTCTTGTTGTTGACGCAGTAAATGGTAAAATTGTTTTCAAAAGATGGGACTCAGTACAAAATGAGTGGGATATGGTAGGCACAGATGCTTCAGCATCAACTGGTGGCTATATCATGAACGTAGCAACAGCAATGCCTGTTGGTAATCCAGCTAATGGAACATATTGGTTTGATGATGCATTGAACAACTTAGACATTTTTGAAGTGGCTATGAATGGTTCAGATCAGGAATGGAAAAAAGTAGAACACGTACTTTACGGTTCAGCGGCTCCACTAACTAATTCATCAGGTGGTGCATTGGCTGACGGTGATTATTGGGTTGATACAAACGAATCAGCATATCCAGTAATTTACAGATACAATGGTAGTGCGTGGGTTGCGAAGAACAACACAGACCAATCAACTCCAGATGGTGTAGTATTTGGTGACATTACAGCAGATGCAAAAGCGGCGAACTCATTCGTTGGCTCAGCAGATATTATTGCTGATGGTCCAGATCCATTATTCTACCCAGTTGGTATGTCAGCGATTAATATGTGTCGTTCAGCAAATACAGTTCGTGTTTATGACGCATCAGCAACTACTTCTTGGAAGTGGAGAAACGCGGCATCAAATGCAATGTCAGGCGCAGGTAGCTTTGGTTCAAAAGCTCAACGTAAAGTCATTGTAATGGGTATGCAGGCATCATTTGCTGGCGAACAAATACGTGAAGAAACAATTCAATTCCGTTTATTAGCGGCTCCTGGATATCCAGAGCTAATGGATGAAATGACAACTTTAAATGCAGACAGAAATGAAACTGCATTTATTATTATTGATACTCCATTTAAACTAAACCCAACAGAAGCAATTCAATGGGTTAACGGAAATGGCGCCGTAGAGAACGGTGTAGATGGTCTTGTAAGCAAAAACGCATACGCGGCGGCTTACTATCCACCAGTTCTAACAACTGATCCAGTATCAGGTGCAAGTGTTATTGCTCCGGCATCACACTCAGCACTATACACATATGCATACAGTGATAACGTATCATTCCAATGGTTTGCACCAGCAGGTTTGACTCGTGGTATAGTACAGAATGCATCAAATGTTGGTTACCTAAATAGTGAAGGTGAGTTTACTCCAGTTTCACTAACACAAGGTCACAGAGATGTTATGTACGAAGCTGAACTTAACCCAATCGCTAACTTACCAGGTGATGGTGTTATTGTATATGGTCAGAAAACATTAAGCCCAGTGGCAAGTGCTCTTGATCGTGTAAACGTGGCACGTCTAACTGCATATCTAAGAGAAAGATTTGCAATTATTGGTCGTCCATTCTTATTCGAGCAAAATGACACTCAAACTCGTGCTAATGCGGCTTCAACATTTAACGGCTTCTTAGCAAATATCTTAGCTCAAAGAGGTGTATATGATTATGCTGTAGTTTGTGATGAAACAAACAACACTCCTGCAAGAATCGATAGAAATGAATTATATATTGATGTAGCAGTAGAACCTACTAAATCAGCAGAATTTATCTATATTCCGGTACGTATCGTAAATACAGGCGAATTAAGCTAAAATACAATATAAAAGCGGTGTCCAAATAAGGGCACCGCTATTTTTTTGACAAAAACGATAAATACAATATAACAGATATACACTGTTTAATAAAAAAGGAGATTAACAATGGCAGTAATTAGCAATTTTGGTCTATCAACTGGTTCTTCTTCGACACTGATGCCTAAACTTCAGTATCGTTTTAGAGTAACATTTGAAAACTTAGGTGTATCAGGTTCATCAGGTAACCTTGCTACTTCTAACGTTATTTCAATTACACGTCCAGGTATTGACCATGAAGATGTAACAATTGATACATACAACTCAAAAATTCGTATGTTAGGAAAACATACGTGGCAAGATATTACACTTATTCTTCGTGATGACGTAGATGGTAATGTCGTAACTCTTTTTGATAAACAATTATCAAGACAAGTTAACCACAATACTCAATCATCACCACAAGCAGGTGGTAACTATAAATTTGCAATGCACATCGAGACACTAGATGGTGCTAACGGTCCAATCGAAGACGCTAACGTTTTAGATAAATGGACACTAGCTGGTTGTTTTATACCAACAATTACATACGGTGATTTAAACTATTCATCAAGTGATATGGTACAAATTACAGCAACTATACGTTTCGATAACGCATCGCACACACTAACTGGATCAAGTACTGACTTACTTTCAGCCGTAGCGGTTGATGAAACAGGTTCTAACCCAGCTGGTGGAGCACCAGCATAATTTAGGAGTAACTAGGTGTCTAAGTTCTTGGGAGATCATGCAACTCGTGTATATTTCGGTGAATCTCCTCAAGGTGGCAATCAAGTACAGTCACTTTTACCTAGGCATAAATTTAATTACCAAGTTACTTTTACACACCTAGACTCAACTGGTGGTTATACATCAACACTATTTGAAACAGCGACCTCGGTACAAATGCCGAGTGTCGCTTTTCGTACAAATACACTAAACGCATATAATAGAAGAGTAACAATTCAAACTGGTGTTGATTATCAACCAATTAGTATTAGACTACTTGAAGATAGAGATGGTAGGTTAGAAGATTTTATTAGAAAGTATTCGCTTCATTATTATAATGAAGGTTTTACAGTTAAAGCAACAGATAAGAATTTAAATAGTTTTGAATTTCCCGGAGATATATCAAGTAACAGAGGTTATAAACTTCCTTTTGATAAACATTTCTTTGAGAAGATTGAAATTTTTCGTCAAGATATAGCTGACGAGCATAATGTAGTTACAGTCTATGAACCTTTTATTGGTTCAGTAGATCACGATCAGTTAGAGTATTCTAACAGTGATTTTGTTCAATATAATTTAAGTATACAATATTCAGGTTATAACATTGAAACAAGATCTGGCAATATGCCAACTAGTATTTCAAGTTAATAAATACTAACATGGCAAAGTTTCAACAAGGAAGATATACTCCTAAGAATCCTAAAAAGTATATAGGAAAAGGAATACCCACATATAGATCAGGTTGGGAATTAGCAGTATTTCGTATGTGTGATAATCATCCAGGAATATTAGGATGGGGAAGTGAAACACATAGTATTCCATATAGGAATCCTTTAACAGGAAGACCTTCAAGATATGTTCCTGATTTACTCATGGTATATCATGATAGAGATGGACAAAAACACGCTGAAATGGTTGAGATAAAACCAAGTAAACAGATACTAGGAGAAGCTAAAACTCAACAACAAAAAATGGCGGCTGTTTTAAATCAAGCTAAATGGGAGGCGGCCAGAGCGTGGTGTAGAAAACATGGTTTAGGTTTTCGTGTTTTAACGGAAAGAGAAATATTTAATAAACCTCAAAACAGTAAGAGGAAGAAGTAATGACAAAAAAATTAGAAGATGAATTTAACTTACCTCCAATAGAAAATATTGATCCTAAAGATTTAGAAGAAAAATCAAAGGATAATGAGGTAGAAGAAAAAACAGTTGAAGACTCTAAGAGAGAAATAGAAACTATCAATAACGAATTAGCAGTATCAGAAAGAGTTGATATAGCATTACCAGTAGTCAAAGGACTAGATACATTAGAACGTGAGATGGATGAATATGCTAAAAAAGCAATGGAAACATTTGAAGATTTAGTTGATTTAGGTAGAAACGTTGAGGATAGACACGCAGGGCCTATATTTGATAGTGCCAGCAAAATGTTAAACGGAGCATTACAAGCTAAACAAGCTAAAATTGATAAAAAATTAAAGATGTTAGAGCTTCAGCAACGTCAAGCAAAGATAGAATTAGAGACTAGACGTACAGATGCTAAATTAGATGTAAAAGATGAGACGGTAGACATCGTAGACGGGCAATTAATGGGCGATAGAACGTCCCTTGTGAACGAAATCATGTCCAAAATTAAGGAAGACGATAAATAGTATTGTCGGGAGAACCATATTATGAAGTCATATAAACAATATTTAAAAGAAGCAAAACATACATACGATTTTCGTATCAAAATTGCAAAAGGATGTACAGACGAACAAGTAGATAGAATTGAAAGACACTTGTTAAAGTATGATGTACAAAAGTTTTCAGCACCTAAAAAACTTATGTTACAGAGCGAACATAAAGATTTCCCAACAATGCGTGGAATTGAAATTCAAGTAATTGAATTTTCTACAGCATTACCAGCTAGTGCATTTCAAATACAAGAAGAATTAAAAAAACTAATTGGTATAGGTGATGGTTTGATGAAAGTTCGTGGCGCACATGAGCCAGACGAACAACCTGCTACCGACAAAGAAGCTAAATCAGTTCTTGAAGATGACGAATACTCTGATGCAGAAAAAGTAAAGACCGACGACTTTTACGGTGACAAGTATAATACTTCATTCGTTCAAGAATTATTAAAGCTACGCAAAGAAAAGGAAAAAGGCAATGATGGAAACAAATAGAATTAAAACACTTGCTGGTCTTGTTGCTGACAATAATGAGGTGGCAAAAGAAGAGACTAGCGAGAGAGAATTAAAAGATACAGGTATCCCTGCAGAAGCACCAGCTACTGAAGCAGTAGGTAAATTTGCAGATCCAATTTATGATTTATGTGATGAATTAGGTTGTGAAGCAGAGCATCCAGTATACAGTGATCTAATTAGATATTTAGATGGTGATACAATTAAGGACTTTGTAGACGAGTATCGTAGAGTTCATGATTTTGGTAATGGAGTAGAAAATCCAGAAGAAGCTGTAGAAGTAGAAGCAGAAGCAGAAGAACTTGCAAACGAATCAGACATTGATCAATATCATGAAATTGCAAAAGTATATCCTATGATTTCAAAAATGAAAATGGATTTAGTTGACAAAGGTATGGAACCAGAAGACGCACACGATCAGGCTTGTGAAAAGTATGGCGTTGATCCAGATATGTGCGACAAGTATATTGAAATGGAAACAAGTGAAAGTGAAGCACCAGCTGAAGAAGTATTACCAGAAGAAGATGTTGAAGAAGGTAATGAGTTTGCTAAAGCTAGACAAGATGCTATTGATGCTGGTAAAGATGAGTTTGAAATCGACGGTAAAAAATATAAAGTTACTGGTGATAAAACAAAATCAGAAGCAGTTGAAGAAAAAACTGATTCCGAAACAATTGAAGAGGCACCAACAATGGATACAACACAACTAATTACACTATTAAAAAACGCAGGAATGAACGAAGAACAAATTAATAAAAAACTTGACGAATGGGCTAATACACCTGCAGGCGTAGGTGAAATTGAGCCTAGAGTTCATGGCGGCGAAGATAACTATGAATTTGCTCAAGCAGTAAATTTAAGTTTAAAAAAATATTTAAAAGCTAAAGATATGGGCGTTCAAATTAAAGAAGCAACACATACAGTTGATAATATGAAAGCGGCATACGAGGCTAAGAAAAACGAATCTCAAAAATAATCCCCAGGCACAGGCGTTGTTAACTTCGGTTGACAACGCCATTTTCATGATGTATAAATATAACTATAGATAATTAATGGTAAACATATGAGTACACAAGATACAAAATTAACAAAAGCACCATATACAAAAGAACAATATACAAAACAGGATATTGAAGAAATAGCCAAATGTGCTAAAGATCCAAAATATTTCCTTACAAAGTATTGTTATATTCAACACCCAACAAAAGGGCGTATGAAATTTGATCTATTTGATTTTCAAAGAGGATTAGTAGATACATATCACGATAACAAATATAGCATTGCTCTTATTTCTAGACAAATGGGAAAGTCAACAGCGGCGGCTGGATATCTATTATGGTATGCTATGTTTAATCCTGATCAAACTATTCTTATAGCGGCACACAAATATTCAGGTGCTCAGGAAATTATGCAACGTATAAGATTTGCATATGAAACTCTACCAAACTTTATACGTGCCGGTGTTACAAGTTACAATAAAGGAAGTTTAGAATTTGATAACGGTTCACGTATTATTTCACAAGCAACAACAGAAAATACTGGTAGAGGTTTATCTATTTCATTAGCATATCTAGATGAGTTTGCATTCGTTAGACCTAATATAGCCAGAGAATTTTGGACCTCACTTTCTCCAACATTAAGTACAGGTGGTAAATGTATTATTACAAGTACTCCCAATCAGGACGATGATCAGTTTGCACAGATTTGGCGTGATGCAAATAGGACTATTGATGATCACGGCAATAATGTAAAATTAGGTAGAAATGGATTTAAGGCATTTTCAGCAGATTGGAAACAGCATCCAGATAGAGATCAGGAATGGGCAGATGAAGAGCGTGGTAAAATTGGTGAAGAAAGATTTAGACGTGAACACTTAAATGAATTTATTGCATTTGATGAAACTCTAGTTGATAGTATAAAATTATCAAATATGCAAGGAAGAGATCCTATTGCTAAACATGGTGAAATAAGATGGTATAAGAATCCAGAGCCAGGAGCAATATATTTGGTAGCTCTTGATCCAAGTTTAGGTACAGGTGGAGACTATGCGGCTCTACAAGTTTATGAATTACCTTCTATGAAACAAGTAGCAGAATGGCAACATAATAGGACACCAGTACAAAGACAAGTTAGAATAATTCAACAGCTATGTAAATATATTAATGATGAAACAGATGGAAAAGCTGAAATATACTACAGTGTTGAAAACAATACACTAGGAGAAGCGGCATTAGTAGTAATTGACGAACTTGGTGAAGACAATATATACGGAACATTTTTGTCAGAACCTAAAAGAAAAGGAAGACCTAGTCTAAATAGAAGAGGATTCACTACAACACACAAATCTAAAATATCAGCTTGTTCAAAAATGAAACATTGGATAGAAACAAGTAAAATTGAAGTAGCAAGTAAAAATCTTTTACGTGAAATTAAGACATTTATAGCTAGGGGAAATAGTTATGCGGCCAAGGAAGGTGAAACTGATGATTTGGTTATGGCTTTGGTATTAATAGTTAGAATGGCCCATGAAACTGCAAAATATGATGAAGGAAGTTATAATTCTTTGTTAAATGACGGTGAGGGCGATGATGATGACTATATAGATCCTATGCCGATGCTTATTTGAGCAGTTTTGTATAAATACGATACAAGGAGAGTGCAATGGAAGAAATAAGCAAAGAAATATTTAATATACTAAAAGGTAAAAAGTATAAAATTAAGCTATATGATACAAATGGGCAATCTGTAACAGACCCTGCATTAGCTACACGTTTCTATGCTTATGATCAGGATTTAATGATCACTATTCGTACTGAAGGTACAGATATAGAAGTACTTGCACAAGGCGGCCAAGATTATGACTTTACAAGTAACCAAGATTTACTTAATATCTTAAAAAAGGTTGCACACAAAAATTTAGGAGAGTTTACTGTGAGAAAATTTAATAAAAAAATTGAACCAAAAGACTTTGTTGCTGAAGGCTTTGGTCCTGCATTTGGATCAACAAAGACTAGTTATAGACAATTTCCAAATGCAACAAAATTAATAATTAAACATACAAAAACAGTTGACGAAGAGGTTAAAGGCTCACGTAGTCGTAACATACATTCTTTGTTTATTGAAAACTCACAGGGTGAAAAATTTAAGTTTCCATTCAAGTATATGAGTGGTGCTAAAGCAATGACAACACACGTAAGTAATGGTGGTACACCCTATGATGAAAAAGGAACTTCTATTCTTGCAATGTGTGAAGAAATTGCAGATCTAAATAAGTTTTTAAGACACGTAAGAACAAATAAACTAGTAAATGAGACAAATGAAGATATCGTAGATGCAGTGAAAACAAAATACAGCAACTTAAAACATAGCATTGATAACTTATCAACACAAAGAGGATATAGCTCTTTTGAAGTTAATGAAGAAAAAGATGAAAAAGGTGTTGACATACAGGACAAATTCTTATATAATACGTTTACTAAAGAGGATTTTGCTAAAGTCCTTGACAGAGTTGGTATAATTGTTGCAGAGGCTGACAAAATGGCTGAATTACGTAGAGAGAACTTACAACGTATTGTAGATATTATCAACAGAAAAGAAGATCTAGGAATTACATATGATGTCAATGATCCAGACCATCCGAATAATGAAGATCCTGTAAAGTACAGTGGTCCAATGGGTGAATATGCAAAAATGGTTGCTATGATCAGCTTTTTAGGTGATAACACTAAAAACGATGGACTATCAAACGGTTTAGCACAAATGTCGTCTGACTTTGGGGACATGAATCCTAAAGAACAGAAGTTTGTGGTAAAAATTGTTAAGTATCTTAGAAATAATTCTAAGGTAACTGGCAGAAAAAAGCAAGAATCTGCAATTGAGTCAATTGTAGAAGCAAATATATACAAAAAAATTGCTTGACAGTAGGCAAAAAAACTATATACTGTAAAGGCTAACAAAGGCAAATACTACAATCAAGAGATTGTTATATACTATTATAGGCTATTAAAGGAGAAAATTTATGGCTACTCTAAGTGAAATTCGAGCTAAACTGCTCGAGCAAGAAACCCGTTCAGAACGTAAAAGTTCTAACAATAGCAACGATAAAGCTATTTTCCCTCACTGGAATATTCCAGAAGGTACAAACGCAGTGGTGCGTTTTTTACCTGACGCAGACGAAAATAATACTTTCTTTTGGAAAGAGCGTCAGATGATTCGATTAGAATTCCCAGGTGTTAAAGGTGGCGAGGAATCTCGTCCTGTAACTGTTCAAGTTCCATGTGTAGAAATGTGGAATGATCAGTGTCCAGTACACGCCGAAATTCGTCCATGGTTTAAAGATCCTAAACTAGAGGACATGGGTCGTAAATATTGGAAGAAGAGATCTTATATCTTCCAAGGTTTTGTGGTTAACAGTGAACTTCAAGAAGATACAGTTCCTGAAAATCCAATTCGTAGGTTTGTTATTAGTCCACAAATCTTTAAAATTATTTCTCAAGCACTGATGGACCCAGACTTCCCAGAAATTCCAACAGACTATGACGCAGGTACAGACTTTAAAGTTATAAAGTCTACTAAAGGTCAATATGCTGATTACAGTACTTCAAACTGGTCTCGTAAGGAGAGAAGTTTAGATCAAACAGAACGTGATGCTATTAATGCACACGGGTTGTTTACTCTTAACGATTATCTTCCTAAGAAACCAAATGCAGAAGAGCTTAATGCTATTTTTGAAATGTTTGAAGCATCTGTAGATGGTCAATTATATGATCCAGAACGTTTTGCAGATTTCTATCGTCCTTATGGTGTAGAAAATCCTAATAAACGTTCTACTATAACTTCTACTCCAAAGGCGGCACCTGTTGCTCCGGCGGCACCTGTTGCTCCGGCGGCTCCTGCTCCAGTAGCAGAGGCACAAGCGGCTCCAGTACAGCCTGCAAAAGTAGAACCGGCAGTTGATGCTCCTTCAGCTAGTGGCGAGAAGCCATCTGCACAGGACATTTTACAAATGATCCGTAAACGTAAAGAAGGATAATTAATAATATAAGTGTAAGGGGAGTGTAGATACACTCTCCTACTACTTGAAGGAGATAATAAACATGGTAAAACCATTCGATGTAAGTAAGTTTAGAAAAAGCATTACTAAGGCAGTGCCTGGTCTTAGTGTTGGCTTCAATGATCCAGATACATGGATAAACACAGGTAATTATACACTTAATAAACTAGTTAGTAATGATTTTAATAAAGGTATTCCTTTAGGTAAGGTAACAGTACTTGCAGGAGAATCAGGAGCAGGTAAAAGTTTTATTGCGGCTGGTAATATTGTTAAAAATGCACAAGATCAAGGAATTTTTGTTGTACTAATTGATAGTGAAAATGCCCTTGATGAAAAATGGCTTCATGCTTTACAAGTTGATACAGATGAAAAGAAACTTCTTAAACTTAATCTAGCAATGATAGATGATGTTGCAAAAGTTATTTCAGACTTTATGAAAGACTATAAAGCAGAATATGCAGAGAAACCAAATGAAGATCGTCCAAAAGTTTTATTTGTAGTTGATTCATTAGGTATGTTATTAACGCCAACAGATGTTGATCAGTTTGGAAAAGGTGATTTAAAAGGTGATATGGGTAGAAAACCTAAAGCACTAACCGCACTTGTAAGAAATTGTGTTAATATGTTTGGTGAATTTAATGTAGGTCTTGTAGCAACTAATCATACATATGCTTCGCAAGATATGTTTGATCCAGATGATAAAATATCAGGTGGACAAGGATTTATCTATGCATCAAGTATTGTTATTGCAATGCGAAAACTTAAATTAAAAATCGATGCAGATGGTAACAAAACAACTGATGTAAAAGGTATTAGAGCGGCTTGTAAAGTTATGAAAACAAGATATTCTAAACCTTTTGAAAGTGTACAGGTTGAAATTCCTTATGAAACTGGAATGAGTCCTTATAGTGGACTTGTAGATTTCTTTGAAGCAAAAGGTATTCTAAAGAAAACAGGAAATCGTTTAGAATATACCAGTCCAGTAACAGGAGAAGCTACTGCTAAATTCCGTAAAGCATTATCTTTAAATGAAGATGGTATTTTAGATACTATGATGGAAGAATGGAATAAACAACCTGAAGAAATACAAGATGCGATGCCTCAGGAGGAGGCTCCTGAAAACTTAACAGAAGGAAACGTTAATGAATCTGAGTGATGGTGACATTGAATTTATATTAACAATTTATGATACATCAACCAACATGATGGAAGATAAAGTACGTGAAAAGTATGCTACGGAGTTTATCAGACATCTGGTTGATTTTGGATTTGACGTTAAGGCTTGTTTTGCAGACATAGCTGATCATGATTCATTTTTATCTGATGCATTAGATGAATGGTTAGAGCAAGAAGAGGAAGATGAATACGAAGAAGAAGGTGAATATATAGACGAAGACGACGAGGATAGATGGTAATATGAGTACTTGGTATAGAAAAGTTACTGCTGATATGGCGGATATTGTTCCAGCAATTACATACTTTGAAGCACAAATAGATGAAGCAAAATATGAATGTGGAATGAAAGGCAATTTAGAAAAGCAGAGTAGAGATATGCCAGGTATTGTAGAACATAGATTTAATCAGTTACAAGAAGTAGAAGCGATACTGGAATATCTAAATACTGAGATGCGAAAATTACGAAGTAAAACATTTCGTAAATACTTGGAAAATTATAATAAGGCACTAACAAGTAGAGATGCAGAAAAGTATGTAGATGGCGAAGAAGATGTTGTATCGCTTCAATATCTTATTAATGATTTTAGTCTAGTACGTAATAGATTTCTAGGTGTAATGAAAGCCCTAGATGCTAAACAATTCCAAATTAACAACATAGTTAAACTTAGAGCCGCAGGTCTTGAAGATATAGGACTCTAATACTAGCATAAATATCGATATGCTAGAGCATTTCCGAGAGTATGAATTAGAAGTAAGTTCAGACTGCAATGCGGCTTGTCCGTTATGCATCAGAACTAGACTGAATATGCCACTTCGTGGTAATAATAACTTGCCTTTTGATCTTCTATACAATATTTTTAAAAATGAGGAAATGGAAGGCGTTGAAATAAAGTTATGTGGGGTATCTGGAGATCCTATTCTAAATCCAGAGTTATTCGAAATTGTTAAATTTTTTAGTGATAAAAAATGCAAAGTTTTTATTAGCACAAATGGTGGTATTAATACTACTGACTGGTGGAAAGAATTTGCAAAAATTCCTAGAGTAGGCGTTGATTTTTGTATAGATGGACATGAACATACTAATCATATCTATAGGCAAAATGTTAAATGGCAAAATGTTATAAGAAATCTAGAAGCATTTGTTGGTGCTGGAGGAGATGGCCGTTGGCAGTTTATTAGTTTTGAACACAATCAAGACGATTTACCGGTAGCTCAAGCTCATGCAGAAAGATTAGGGATTCGTTTTACTGTTAGAACTAGTGGTAGAAATGTTATATGGGCGGCAAAGAAAAAATTAAAAACAAAGAAAAAAGAAACAGAAAAGGTAATGATTAGAGATGGTGGAGACCAACACGTAAACCCTAAAGATATGTCACAAATTAAAAATTTTTATAAGGCATCAGCAAAGGGAGATTACAAACTTTTAGATTCAAAAATTCCAACTATAACTTGTAAACATCTTAATACTCCAGAAATTTATATATCAGCTAGTGGTAATGTTTGGCCCTGTTGTTATATTGCTGATGGTTCAATTAGGAAAAATATAAAATGGTTAGAGAACTATCCAGAAGGTTGGAATAATCTTTACAAACATAATATTATAGATATTTTAAATAATGATTTTTATAAAACGTTAAAGTCCAGATGGTATTCTGAACATCCTGAATATATACAAAGATGTATTTTAACTTGTGGTGATAAAGGTTCATATCTAGTTAACAAACAAGTATTAGCAAAGGAACAAAATGCGTCTAGATAATAATAATCCTGATTGTGCAATAGTTACTTTATTCACACACAATGTCTGTAATTATAATTGTTCATATTGTAACGATTATCATAGAGATGGTAGTTACCGTTGGAGTGATAACTGGACTCCATGGATAAATTTTATTAAGGAAGTTGAAAAACGTAATAAGTATGTCTATGTTGAAATATTAGGAGGCGAACCAACATTGCAACCAAAATTTTCAGATTTCATAGATACTATTAGTAACGACAATACGTTTATAGAATTTTCTACAAATGCAAGTCGTACAATTCGTTATTGGGAAAATTTTCATACTAAAAAGAATTGTTTTATTTTTTTAAGTTGGCATAGTGAAGAAGCTGATGATGATCATTTTTATCGTGTAGCAGAAGTATTACATGAAAGAACTACTGTAAATGTTCCGTTAATGGTTACTCCAGAAAACTTTGAACGTGCTAAAAAATTACATAACAGATTAAAACAATTAAAGGTAAGTGTGATACCTAGACTAACACGGCAAAATATTGAGAAACCTGACCTTATGGACTTCAATCAAGAACAAAAAGATTGGGCTATAAACGCCAGACACATTGGACAAAAACCGTTTGGTATTGAATGGGATATTCCACGTAAAATTTTTGTTGATGGCTACAAAAAACATTGGGCTGAATTACAAGCTAATGATCAACATAAATTTAATGGTTGGAAATGTATGGCAGGATTAAAGAGATTATTTGTTGATAAAACTGGTGACATATATAGATGTACACAAACAGTTGGCGGAAAAATTGGTAATATATTTGGAGAATATGAGATGCCAGAAAAGGAGATAACGTGTAATGTAACATATTGTCCTTGTAAATTAGACGCGATAATAGAAAAATGGAAAGAACCTATCAGAGCATAACATTAGATGATTTAAGAACACATCGTCCTAGACCTATTAATTTAGATGAGTTTATTAAATTTAGAAAAAAATTAACATTAGAAACTTATCCTAAAAGAGGAAAAGAATATAATGCAGAATTTCTATCTCAAATTGATAGCTGGATAAAAAGTCATAAACAATGTGAATATTTTGGTCTTGATAGTTTCCCCTACAAAGATTCAATATTGGGAGTAACACACACTCTTGATGAATTGCATTTTTTACATAAAGGTAACATTGCAGTATATAACTTTGAGTATAAATATCATTGGAGATTAGAACAAAAAATAAAAGTTATTGAACACTATACTCAATTACAGCCAGGGGATATTTTAATTGTCAGTTTACCAAATTGTTTCACTACTAACTATATTCAAGATATGTATAGTATGTTGGATCATTGTTGGCATAATAAAATAGCAGTACATATAGATGGTGCTTGGTTTGGTTGTGTTCGTAATTTTGAATTAGACTGTAGTCATCCAGCTATCCAAACAGTGAGTATCAGTTTAAGTAAAAGCCTAGCAATGGGCAATCAACGTATTGGAATAAGATACAGTAGAGAAAAAATAAAAGGACCTATTAGTATAATGAATGAATATGGTTATCACAATGTTAGTGATCAATGGATAGGTATAAAGATGATGGAACATTTTAGTTCCGATTTTTTGTGGAACAAATATAGTGACACCTATTCAAGAGTGTGTTATGATTTAGGACTAGAAGAAACAGATGCAATTCATATTGCTAAACATAATGATATAAATGTAGGTACACGACTACCTATGCGTCTATTAATTGACAAAAAGTGGGACAACAAATAACAAGGAGAATAATGTATCATGAAAATTGCCGTAGTTGGTGCCGGAATTACAGGTATCACCACTGCTTACTTCCTAGCGAAAGCAGGTCACGAAGTAGTAATTTACGACAAGAGAAAATATCCAGCAATGGCGACCAGTTATGCAAATGGTGGTCAACTCAGTGCCAGCAATGCTGAAACCTGGAATAGTTGGCGGAATATAGGCAAAGGAATTAAATGGCTTCTAAAAGATGATGCTCCTTTAAAGTTTAATCCAAGTTTTAGTATAGACAAATACAGTTGGATTTACAAATTTATAAGAGCTATTCCTGAAGCAAATCATAATACAAGTAAAACTTGCGAATGGGCATTAAAAGCTCATACACTTTATAAACAAATAGCAAAAGAAGAAGATATACAGTTTGATATGGTTGAAAAAGGTATTCTACATATCTATACTAATCAAAAAGAATTTGATAATGCTAAAAAAGTTAATAAACTATACAGAAAAGCAGGCCTGGATAGGTGGCAAGTATCAGCAAAAGAATGTTTAGAAATAGAACCAGCATTAGTTCCACCTCCTAAACTATTAGGTGGGTTTTTTAACGAAACTGACTTTACAGGAGATATTCATAAATTTTGTATTAATTTGTTTCATGTATTACAAACAAAATATAAAGTAAAACATATACAAGCAGAACTTACAAGTATAAGATTGAATATTCCTATTGTTGTTTGTGCAGGAGTTCATAGTAGAGAATTGGCAAAAACAGTAGGTGATGATTTACCTATATATCCTGTAAAAGGATATTCTATAACTATTCAAAATCCTGATGTAGCACCATGGACAAGTATGCTAGACGATGAAGCGAAAATTGTTACAAGTAGATTAGGTGAGGATAGATTAAGAGTAGCAGGTACCGCAGAATTTAATGGATATAATACAGATATTATACGAAGTAGAATTATGCCATTAATAAATTGGAGCGAAAGAATGTTTCCTGGAATTAATACAGAACACATTACTCCTTGGGCAGGGTTAAGGCCCATGACACCAAATATGATGCCCATAATTAAACAGAATAAGTACAATAAGAATATATACTATAATACTGGTCACGGGCATTTAGGTTGGACATTATCAGCTTATACTGCATCGTTGATAGCAAAACAAATTGGAAAGGATAACTAATGGTATTAGAACTAGCAGTAGCAGGAATGTTACAATGCTCTATAAAGAATGAAATGATTGTTGAAAAAGATCTACTTTGTTTTTATCAATGTATAGACTCAACAAAAGAGTTCGCTAGAACACTAAAAGAGTATTCATGTCCTAATAAACTTTATGTAGACAGAATGCCTTTACCCTTTCGTGATAGAGATTACAAAGGTAATAGATGGACTAAAGAACAAATGGAAAAATTTAAAGAATAAATGTTTGGTACATATGAACACGATTTAGATATTGAATATCATAAAAAGAAAGCCATGGGCTTAATGGTTTCTAAAGAAGTTAAACGTCGTGGATATAAAAATCTAAATAAATTTGCACCAGTAGATGACAAAATAGATCTACTGCCAGGACTTAACTGGAATTTTGAATATTTTCAAAGTAGTGTTCCAGTAGGTTTACACACTGATTATACTGTAGATGAAAAAGGTTATGAGTTAGTAGCTGGAGTTATTATTCCTTTATACTGGACTTGTTTACACCCATACACTATTAGTTATGATAAATTTACAGAAGATAAACTTATGTATAAACATAATGCAATGAGAAATGAAGATGACAGTAATATAATAGATTGGCAGACTAAAGAATTTTTTGATCCTCAATTATTTTTACACTTTCCAAAAGGCGTAAAATATAGAAAACAAGTATATGACTTAAAAGCATTAGACATATACAAATGGAATACACAGACAGCATATGTTTTTAATACAAAACAATGGCATAATAGCAGTTGGTTCTTAAAAGACAAAGAACTACCCTCAAAAATGGGAGGACCCTGGAAATTATCCATAATAGGGTTTGGCTCTCGCAAAAAACTTCCAAAAATATAAACTTTTTTTCAACTTTTTTTGAAAGGCCTTGATTTTATTGGCTTTTTTATCGAACTTTTTTCTTGACAGGTAAGACATCTTACTATATTATAAGAGTATAAGTTAAACAAAAGGAGTTACAATGCAAAACCAAATAGACACACTTTTAGCAGATATCAAAAAAGATTACGAAAACTGGACTACACAGAATGGCAAAAGGGAAATTAGTTCATATAGCCAAGGTGTATTAGATAATTTTTATGATAATGTTCAAGTGAAGCAGGGTAAGAAATACATTAAAATTATCAGAGAAAACAGTGTTTGGGGTTTTATTGTTGCTACAGATAATCATCCAAAATTTAGAAAAGGTGATATCCTAAAAGCCGCAGGTTGGAATGCACCTGCTATGAATGCCCCAAGAGGTAACATTTTAGATGGTGGATATACTGTTAGATGGACAGGTCCACTTTACTTAAACTAATAGGAGATTGTTTAATGGGTTACTATATCCTTCCAGATATCCCAAAGAAATATGTAGCAAGGCAAGGACTTGAGGGTCCTTTCCAAACTGCCGCTGGCAAAGTAGTATATTATGATGCCACAGAAGGATCATATTATGATCCAGATACAGATATGTATATCCCATATGAGGATTGGAAAGCTCTTATGAAAAGGAATGGAGATGAAAATGCCTAAAAATAAAAAGACTAATAAATTTTCTGACTATTCAGCAATGGATATCACTGCTCTTGCTCTTCAGGTTTATCGTAAACAAGGATTTATTCGTAGTGGCGAGGGTTATACTAAAGTTGATGGTGATAAGAAAACTGTTATTAAAGATAACAAAACAGTTATTAATGAACTAGTTGAAAATGGTTCACGTGCAGATACATTTATGGAAGATGCCAAGTCTATTGTAGATAAGTTTAATGGAAAACTTATGATGAAGAAGTTTGGTGGTGAACTAAAAAGTTTTGAAAAAGGTCTTGCTGATGCTTTAAATGCTCCAGAGCTTTCAAACTTTCATGTTAGTGTTCTAGCAAGTTTGCCTCATATGCATAATATAGATCGTAAACGTGCAGAAGTTGAAGATCGTTATGAAAAGTTACGTGCTTCTAGTAAGTTTTTTGGTGATGCTCGTAAACGTTATGATATTGAAGTTGAAGTTATTGATGTAAAGTTTATCCAGAGTAGTAGTGTATATATGATTACTACTGTCCATAATAAGGAAGATGTTATTAAGTTTTGGTGGAGAGATCAACCAGATCTTAGTGATATACTAGATGGGAAGATTATTAAGATTCGTGGTACAGTCAATAAACACGAAATTAGCAAATATACACGTTGTAAAGAGACAATGTTTAACAGAGTTAAGGTACTAGATGCATAAAAAAGTGAAATCTTTTTCAACTTTTTTCGAAAAGTCAGTAAAATCAAGGGGTTATAGATCAACTTTTTTCTTGACAAGTAAGGCATCTTAGTATAGAGTAGTATATATAAGTTAAACAAAAGGAGTTAAAATGAAAACCAAGCTACAAAGAAAAAATAAAAAAGGTGAGGTTCTTTTAGAGGTAGTCAACCAAGCAGTTGATAATCCAAAAGAAACAGATGAACAGATTATTTCTCGATTGAGAGATAGATTTGAAATACTAACTGAAATGACACAGGCTTCAATAGATGGTGTTGTTAGAGGTATGGTAGTAACTGGCCCTCCAGGTGTTGGTAAAAGTTTTGGTGTTGAAGAAGTTTTAGAAAAGAATAACTTGTTTGACAAACTTGCTGGTAACAAACTTAGGTTTGCTATTGAAAAAGGTGCCGCTAGTGCAATTGGTTTGTACAAGTTACTTTACACATATTCAGATAAGTCTAATGTTCTAGTACTTGATGATTGTGATACAGTACTATATGATGAGACTTCATTGAACTTACTTAAGGCGGCTTTAGACTCAAGTAAGAAAAGAAAGTTAAGCTGGAACACAGATTCCTCTTTACTAAGACGTGAAGGTATTCCTGATACTTTCGAATTTAATGGTTCAGTTATTTTTATTACTAACCTTAAATTTGATAATGTTAGAGGTAAAATTAAAGATCACCTAGATGCTATTATGTCAAGATGTCACTATTTGGATTTGACAATGGATACTACTAGGGAGAAAATGCTAAGATGTAAACAAATTGTTGCTGATGGTATGCTTAAAGAATACCAGTTCAGTAAAGAAGAGGAACAGGAAATTCTAGATTACATCTTCGATAATAAGGATAGGATGAGAGAAATATCCTTAAGAATGGTTTGTAAGGTTGCTGATCTTAAGAAGTCAATGTCAGCTAAATGGCAGGCAATGGTTCAAGCAACTTGCATGAAAAGGGTCTAACTCCCCCTTTTAACTTGGAAGGCCCACTTCGGTGGGCCTTTTTTTCTACTTTTTTATTCTAAAACCGGTTCTAGACGGTTAAATACATTGACAATTATGGTAATACCTGTATAATAAACAATATGAGATGTGAGATAATTCTGAAAGATGAGGTAAATTGTAAGGTTGAGGGCTTGGATCTTGACACTAGGAGAAAGTGTGAAAAGAAACTAAAGTTCTTTCTGCCTTATGCTTATCATGTACCAGCCTATAAGTTAGGACGTTGGGACGGTTGCATCAGTTATTTCACAGTAGGTGGGGTTACATTTATTAATCTATTAGAAAAGATATTACCAACTATAATAGATGCAGGATATGAACCAGTTATTGTAGATAATAGAAAACAATATACTTGGGATTTTCCAGAAATTACAAAAGACACATATAAAGAAATATCATGGCCTAAAGGACATCCTGCAGAAGGACAACCTATAGAGTTAAGAGATTATCAAGTAGAAGTTATTAACAAATATCTGGCTACTCCTCACTGTTTACAAGAAATTGCTACAGGTGCAGGTAAAACACTTATCACAGCCGCTCTTAGTCATCAAGTAGAACAGTATGGTAGAACTATTGTTATTGTTCCTAATAAAAGTCTTGTAACACAAACTTATGAAGACTATAAAAATATGGGATTAGATGTTGGAGTATATTTTGGTGATAGAAAAGATTTTGGAAAAACTCACACAATTTGTACTTGGCAAAGTTTAAATCAAATTAAAAAGAAATTTAGAGAAGCACAATCAGAATTCAGTCTACAGGATTTTGCTGAAGATGTTGTTTGTGTAATAGTAGATGAAGTACATCAGGCAAAAGCCGAGGTGTTAAAAGAATTGTTAACTAAAGATTTTTCTAACGTTCCCTTACGTTGGGGACTAACTGGTACAATACCAAAAGAAGAATATGAACAATGTGGACTTATTTCTAGTTTAGGTGAAGTAACACACAGATTAGGAGCAAGTGAATTACAAGATAAAGGAGTTTTATCTAAATGTCATGTAAATGTTATCCAAATGCTGGAAACAGCCGTATATAATAATTATCAAACTGAATTGACATACTTGACTACAGATAAAATTAGAATGCAATATATCAGCCAATTGATAAAAAGAATATCTGATAGCGGAAACACTTTAGTTTTAGTTGATAGAATTAAAGCTGGTGAATTACTAATTGAGTATCTTCCTGATGCTCAATTTGTTAGTGGGGTTATGAAAACAACAGATAGGAAAGATGCATATGATGAGATTAATGAAGGAACTAATCATGTGGTTATCGCTACATACGGCGTTGCCTCTGTGGGTATTAATATACCTCGTATTTTTAATCTTGTTCTCATTGAGCCTGGTAAAAGTTTTGTAAGAGTAATACAAAGTATAGGACGTGGAGTTCGTAAGGCAAAAGATAAGGACCATGTCGAGATTTGGGATATAACGTCTAGTGCGAAATATTCGAAAAAACATTTAACTGAACGTAAACGATTTTACAAGGAGGCGAACTATCCATTCAGTATAGAAAAGGTTAATTATAAATGAAAATATTGACAGCAGAAAACGTCACCTATGAATTAGATGAAGTTCCTGAACAAGTAGAAGATTTAAGATATGGTATATTAGACTATTCAAATCCAGGAAACATAGATTACTATTTTATTCCTTTAGTATTCTTAGAGAGCTTCTATAGCCCAGCGGCAGTTATGACTATAGGTGAATATAAAATACAAGTGCCGTTAGACTGGAGTATCGTTATCAGTGATGCAGAAGTTGGGGAACCAGAAGTAGTAAGTTTAATGAGTCTTAATGATAGAGGATTTACAGCCTTTGTTATTAATCCAATTAAAGGGTATAACCCTTCATATCTTGACGTTTCAATAGAAAACGTATATACTGATTATAAATGGTATGCTCCTAAATTAAAATTTGGACATTTTTTGGTTGTGCCATTATGTGATGGAGCAAATCCTCCATGTGCATTGTTTATTAAAGAAGCAAATAAGGTTCCAGAGCAATTATCTATAAATGAGATATGGTAAATGAATAAAGCTACACTAACAATTAAAACTGAAATGCAGGCTATTGATACTAAGAATAGAACGTGGTACAATAGTCTTACTGATGAAGAAAAGAAAAGTCTTAATATCTGGGTACTCACTAGATATCTAAGTAGTGTCAAACATAGTATTAAAGACTTTGAAACACATTACATTGAATGGACAAATGAATTAGTTAATACACATTCTAATATTCTTAGAACACATCCTGAATTACAATTTAAATTAATGCAAGTAGTAGGCTTAGGTAAAGCACAATTTCATCCGTGGCTTGCTCCAGGCAAACGTGGTAAGGACAATAAGGTTTTAAAATGGGTAAAGGAACAAAATCCTGAATGGAATGATGATGAGTGTGATCTATATATTTCTTTGACACCAAAAGAGGAAATACAGGATCTTATGTTACAACATGGTATGGAATTAAAGGAAGTAAAAAAGTTATTCAAATGAAATTAAACGTACTAGACATCGGAGGAGATGTCATAAAAGATAATGAAACATATACATTAAAAGACAACAAGACTCTTAACAATTTAGTGTTAAGTAGTACTGATCTCAAACCTGGAAAGAGTACTACGGGTCATGCACATAGTGGACAAGAAGAAGTTTACTATTTTGTTAAAGGTGAAGGTAAAATAGAATTAATTAGTCCAAACGCAGAAAAGATAATACATGATGTTGAACCTGGCAGTATAGTTTTAATAAAAGATGGATTCTTTCATAGGGTTCATGCAGGTAAAGATGGTTGTTATTTTGTCTGTGTATTTGATGGGAAACGAAATCATTAATGTTTAAATGTGAATATTGTGGAAGAGAATTTAAAAGAGAAAATACTCTGGCAGTCCATACGTGTGAACCAAAACGTAGACATTTACAGAAAAATGATAAATCAGTTCAATTAGGTTTCAGAGCATATCAACTATTTTATAAGATTGGTACAAATTCTAAAGCAGATAAAACATATGATGACTTTGTAGGTAGTCAATATTATTCAGCATTCTGTAAGTTTGGAACTTATTGTGAAGATTTACGTGTTGATGATATCTCAGATTTTACAGAATATTTACTAAAGAATCAAGTAAAACTAGATCATTGGGGTAGAGATACACATTTTAAAACATGGATCAAATCTAGATTAAAGAGAGAATCAGCAGATAGAGCATTAGAAAGAACTATATTATTTCTACGTGAATGGGGTGAACAAAACAATACAGAATGGAGTAATTATTTTATTCAGGTGCCAACTAATGTAGCAGTATTTCATATTTGTAGTGGCAAGATTAGTCCATGGCTTATATATTCAAGTTCACAGGCTGAATCATTAATTAGTAAACTTAACCAAGAACAGATTAATATGGTATTAGATTATATTGATCCAGACAGTTGGAAAAGTATAATTAAAAGACGTCCAGAAGATTATAATTGGGTTGGAAAAGTATTAGAAGAGGCAGGAATGAAATGAAAAATGTACACGTCTACGGAACATTTGGAGCAGAGGTAGGAATACTTGGATGGATTCTTGAACAAAGTCCTTCTTATAAAACAAATAATTTTTTATGTAATGAAGAACAGTTAACTTCAACACAGAGTGATCCTTGGGATAATCATAATGCAGATCCAGAACACTGGTCACATAAATGGATTGAAATACAGGAAAGTCAAACAAGTTTTGATAAACTAAATGACATAATGGCTTCGGGAAATCAACCTGGTGTTTGGGGAATAAGTTATGGTATGTGGCATAGTGATACATGGGAAACTCCTGCTATAAAACTTGGTATTAAAGGAAAGCCTAAAGTATTTAAATATTGGTGGAAAAACTATATGGAAAGAATAATTCTTAATCCAAAACGAGCCTTTGATATGCATATACACGATCATCATCAAGATGATCCAGCATATAAAAAACATATGTATGATACTTATTCTGATTATTTTAAAGAAGATACTATACCTTTTTGGAAGTTACAATGTGCATTTCATTGGGGATTTGATAGATGCGTAACTGATGCAGATAAAGAAAAAGCATTGGAAATAGCTTCTGATAATTCAAATCCATATCCAGCTGACATATGGGTTGATATATTTGCTCTTGACATTAAAGAATTATGTAGTAAATTAGAATGTATATATACAGAAGAAATGGAAAAACAGTATAAGATATACTTGGCTTATTGTGGGAATATTTTAAAAATATGATAGTTAATACAGATATTGATATTGATGTTGCAGATAGAAATAAGTTACTAACACTTATTAAACATACTCCGGCAACTATTAATGAAAAAAATAAGATTAGAAAACATAACACAGGTGTTTATTTTCATAAGATTCCTGAAAATCCATTTAATGGTTTGTCAACAGTTGATTATAAAGAAGCTGAAGAACTAGGATATTTTAAATTAGATATTCTTAATGTTAGTATCTATAAAAATATAGAGAGTAAAGAACAACTAGATGAACTATTAGACATGGAACCCATGTGGGAATTATTAGAACATAAAGAAGTAGTTGAACAGTTATTCCATATACACAATCATTTTGAGATAGTCAGGAAACTAAAACCACAAAATATAGAACAATTAGCCGCAGTTTTAGCAGTAATCCGTCCAGCAAAAAGATATCTATTAGATAAAGATTGGGATACAATTTTACATGAAGTATGGATCAAGCCAAAGGGTGACGATTATTACTTTAAAAAAGCTCATGCGTTTGCATATGCTCATGCGATTGTTTTACAATTAAATATGTTGACTAAAGGTTTTTCTTTACAAGACTAATTGAACGTCTTTTAATTCTTTTCGTAATTGAATTTGCTAATTTTACTGTTGGTCCTTGTAAGATTTCCATTTGTTTTACTGAGAAACTTTGAATAGCATATTGAAAAGGCCAACGATTGAGAAGTGCTATATTGATGGGTAATTTTCTATTTGTTTCCCACCACCATTCTTCACCAAGTTTTAGAAATCTTGCTTTTTCCTCTACAGAACGTAATCGCTCGTACATATACATACTAGCAATTTGTGTGTCTACATTCTGCAAGATACCTAAATATTCAACTTCTGCATAGTTGATTAAGGTTAAAAACGGGTAGTTTTGTAAAAGTTCTTGGTAATCTGTTTTCATCTTACTTCTATTTAGCATAGAAGAAAGTCGAGTTTCGGATAAATACCATTAAGGAGTCGATATGAATAAGATTATTCAATGGCATAAGAATTATTGTGAGAAGTGTAGACAAATGATGAAGATGTCTCACTACGGTATATATTGGGTATCATTTTTTAAAGGTGTTCTAATAGTATTACTATTACAAGCTATATTCTAGGAGAAATAGATGAGTCAAAACTTTAGTACAGGGTATGATATAACACAAACAGGTGATTTATTCGCCCTACAAGACAACAGAACACGTGCTGGATTTAGCCAATATAGTAGTGCTAGAGGTACAACTATTCAGTCACCTTTAAATTATAGAAGACTAAAAATATTCAAAGGACTACATAATGCTCTAAGATTCTTTGTTAGAGATCAAGACAGAAAACCACTTCCCTTACATGGAGCTCATGTTAATATTAGTATTGTAACACGTAGGCAAAAAACTAGTATTGTTAATAAAAAATGTGAAGTAGTAGATCCTGACAGAGGCGAAGTAAAAGTAACAATTGATACAGCTGATATTCATGGACTAGATGCACCAAGTCTAGTTGATGTTGTATTAACATATACAAATGAAAGAGGGGAAACTCTTCCTCTATTTACAGATCAAAATTTAACACCACATTATCAGTGTGAGATTAGTGACGAAAATAACTACATTCCTTTATTAACACAGGTTGAAAAAGACTTCTTTGATCAGGGAGATGGTTATAGTATTAGCAAGGTATTTTATGGACCAACATATTGGGGTAAAAACTCTGGGTTAGTGACATTTGCAGTATATACAGATAACTATACTGGTGAATTTTATTTACAAGGTACAACTAGTGATTCTCCAAGTACTAGTGATTGGTTCGACCTAGAGCTATCGGTACAACAAAAATTCCACTATTTTACTAATGAAACTGGTATTGAACCCTTTAGTTTAAAATCAAATCTAAAATTTCTGCGTACAAAACACCAAAACGGGCAAGGATCACTTGACAAAGTAGTAATTAGACTATAATATACTACTATGCCAGTATTGACAGATTACGTACGACAGCTTATTCCTGTAAATTGGGCTCAGGCGCCAAGTGGATGGATACATGGAAATTGTCCTGTATGCATTGTAAATGGCGAAAGCAGACCTGACTCAAAAGGTAGAGGCGGATTTAAATTTGATGGTGAAGGATTTGGCTATCATTGTTTTAATTGTGGCTATACTGCCAGATGGGAACCTGGTTCAAGATTTAGTGGTAAATTAAAAAAGTTACTTCAGCAATTTGGAGTGCAAGAAGCTGATATACAAAGACTTGCATTAGAACTTTTACGTGAAGAAGATGTTTCTACTATAATTGAGAAAAAGAAAGCTAAAAAGAAAGTAATTATAGATTGGGAGGAAATGAAACTTCCTAGTAATGCAAAACCATTTACTGAATGGGAAGATGATAAAGCTACAGATGAAATGTTAGAAGCTATAGAGTATCTTGCAAAAAGAGGTTTCAATCCTGGTGATCAAAGATTTATGTATAGTGATGCAGTCAGACCTGGCTTAATGAAGAAAAGATTTATTATACCATTTACATATAAAGGAAAAGTAGTAGGGTATACTGCTCGATGGATTGGAGATGTGCCTGAAGGTACTGCTAAATATTTTAATCAGCAACCAAAAAATAATTTTGTTTATGGATTAGATAGACAAAAAGATAAAAAAGTAGTAATTGTAACTGAAGGTCCTATAGATGCTATTGTAACAGATGGAGTAGCCATAGGTAATAATAATATAAATGAACAACAGGCAGACATTATTGACAACTTAAATAAAGATGTTATACTATTGCCGGATGCAGATGAATCTGGTCGTGATTCAGTTCATACAGCAATTGATCGTGGCTGGAAAGTTAGTTTTCCAGAATGGAGTAATTGCAAAGATGCATCAGATGCAATGTTAAAATATGGCAGACTTTATACTATAAGAACTATACTAGATAATGCTATAAAAAACCCTGTGAAAATAAAAGTAAAAATGAAAGGATATTGTGCATAATGGAAAAAGATTATAATCTAGAGATGCAAAAATTATTCTTGGAGTTCTTGGCACATGATCAAGATTTATTTGTACGTGTGAATGGAATTATTGAAAATGATTTCTTTGATAGAACATTACGTAAGACAGTTGAGTTTATCCGTGAACACGCCGGAAAATATAATGCATTGCCTAGCCAAGAACAGATAAAAGCAACTACAGGAACTGAACTTAATGGTTTAAGTACAGAAATAGATGACAGACATAAAGATTGGTTTATAGATGAGTTTGAACAATTCTGTCAGCATAAGGCATTAGAAAAAGCAATTCTAACTAGTACTGATATGTTAGAAAAAGGACAATATTCAGCAGTAGAAAAGCTAGTAAAAGATGCAGTTCAGGTTGGACTAGCAAAACATATGGGGACAGATTATTGGGAAAGTCCTTCAGCTCGTATTGAAAAAGTAAGAAGTCAACGTGGTGGTGTTAGTACAGGTTGGAAAGATATTGATAACAAATTATATGGTGGATTTAACAGAGGTGAATTAAATATTTTTGCGGCGGCATCCGGTGGTGGTAAAAGTTTATTTTTACAGAACTTAGGTTTGAACTGGGCTCTTCAAGGGCTTAATGTTATATACGTAAGTTTAGAATTAAGTGAAGAATTATGTAGTATGAGACTTGATAGTATGCTAACAGGATATACTACAAAAGATGTATTTCGTAATGTAGAAGATGTTGATTTAAAAGTACGTCTACAAGGTAAAAAAGCAGGTAGTTTACAGATTGTACAAATGCCTAGTGGTATTACAGTAAATCAATTAAATTCTTATTTAAGAGAGTATCAAGTAAAAACAGGAATTAAAGTAGATTGTATGTTACTTGATTATTTAGATCTAATGATGCCTGCACAAAAAAGAATTAGTGCAAGTGATTTGTTTATTAAAGATAAGTTTGTTTCTGAAGAGTTACGTAATTTTGCAGTTGAAATGGATTTATTATTTGCAACGGCATCGCAGTTGAATAGAAGTGCAGTAGAAGAAATAGAGTTTGATCACTCTCATATTGCTGGTGGTTTAAGTAAAGTACAGACAGCAGATAACGTTATTGGTATATTTACAAGCCAAGTAATGAGAGAACGAGGGCGTTATCAAGTACAATTTATGAAGACTAGAAGTAGTAGTGGTGTAGGAAACAAAGTAGATTTAGCATTTGATATAGCTGGATTACGTATTACTGACTTAGATGATAGTGAAAAAGACTATGAAACAAACTCTGCAACAGCGGCATATGACTTAATGAAGAAGAAACCTACACATAATCAGAATATGAGTGAGAATGATACTGTTGAAAAGGCAGTAGAGAACGTCGATAGATTACGTAGTATCCTAAAACGGCAGGATTAAATTGGTGTTTTATGCTAAATACAACATATAGGAGAACACCAAAGTGGAAAAACGTACCAAATCAATTCTAGAAGAAATTAATAGTATTTCACCAGCTCGTAATAGAGTAGAATTATTAGAGAGTCGTGGAAATAATGCAATTACGGCTATAATTAATCTTTTAGAAATGATTGAACAAAATTTTGATGGTGAATTAGCCCAAGACTTGACGAAGAGAGTTATGTTAAGTATTAAGAATAGGGATAATGACCGTTTTATTCGTGGTGTTAAAAAAATCAGGAATAATAAATGAAAATAAAAGATATTATAGGTGGTACAAAAAAGAGAAGACATCGTAGCAGTAGATTTCATCGTATTAAAGGAAAAGGCATATATGATAAACATCTATCAGAAGCCGCGAATTCCGCTCGTATTCAACATATAGAAGACTTAATCCTCTGGTCTGGCACACAGGGAGGCAAAAAGGCTATCGGCATATTAAGGCAGTTAGAATCTAACCCACAATCCGCAACAATTAAATGGGACGGTAAACCAGCAATTATTTTTGGACGTAATGATAAAGGTGAATTTGTTTTAACAGATAAATCCGGCTTTGGTGCATCTACATACAACGGGAGAGTAACAAATCCAAAAGACTTGGAAGCGATGCTGGTGGGTAGAAAATCAGACGATCCTGGAAGAAGAGTATATGCATCTAAGATGGCTAGTTTATGGCCATATTTTGAAGGTGGTGTTCCAGAAGATTTTAGAGGATATGTACATGGTGATTTACTATATGCAAGTCCGCCAACTGAATCAAAAGGTAAAGTTACAATCAAGCCAAATACTACAGTTTACGAAGTCGATGCAAAAAGCGATTTAGGGAAACGTATGCTACAAAGTAAGGCTGGTGTAGTTATACATCTAATGATTGATTTGGAAGGCAATAAATCTAAAGCACCACAAGATAAATTTGGGAGTACAGATTTATTTGTAATTCCACCAATAACAGTAACCCAAGCCCCAGATATTGATATACCGGGTTTAGAAAAATCAGAACAGTTTCTACAATCTAATTCACAAGATATTGATAAAATGTTAGATATTCCTGCAGAACTAAAAATGAAAAATTTTAATGACTTAATGTACAAGTATATAAATTCAAAAACTAAAGCTGGAAAATTAGATGAACTAGGTTCAGATTTTGGGCAATGGATAACTTCACAATCAGATATAAGTGAACCAAAAAAGAATAGAATAATGCAATGGTTACAACAACATGAAAAAGGTTTAGTAGCTATTTTTCAATTTGTAAAACAGATTCAAAAAATAAAAAATTATGTAATCAATCAACTTGATCAACAGGACGGTGATGTAATAGCATACACTGACGGAGAACGTGGCCATGAAGGATACGTTGTAGATAAAGATTACAAACTAGTTAATAGAGACACATTTACTAGAGCAAACAGTGCGGGGAACAACTAATGAAATTTAATGATTTTCAAAAGGCTTGTATGGAAGGCGGACACGAGGTGCCTGAACTAAAAAGTCAATACGGAGTAAAACCTGCAGAGTTTATACAAACACTTGGTGAAGCAAAGATGTTTAGAACACGTAAACAGATTGAAAATTCAGGTGCTAGAGATGTTGCAGATCATGCATTTGTAGGTATTCTTTCTTTATATGTATTAAGTCAAAATTATGACTTTGCTCCTATGGCAAGTGAATATGCAAAACGTACAATTCGTTTTGGTAATTTTAATAATCCTAGTCCTAGTGGAACTGATTTATATCAAACAATCCATACACTCCAAGCAGAAAATATTCCTGGAGAAAAAAGTACATTATTATTCAATAAAATTCAACTTCAACCACAGAGATTGAAGACGTTTCTGTTACAGATTTCAAAAGGTGCAGTTAGCTCATCTCAGGCTAGTGTGTTTTTAACTAGATTAGAAAGACAATTGGCAATACAAGATCCAAAATTACGTGCGGCACGTAGATTAATTCAAGATTGGTCATCATTATCTACTAACCAGCAGACTTTGGCAACAACACAAATAGCCAAATACTATAGATTAAATGCCCGTAGAAGCGATCTTATGCCCTTGTTTATGCAGTTTGCTAATGCTAACAAGCTGGTTGCAGGTCCTGGATTAAAAAGTAAAATTGCCAAACAAGTGGTTAGAAAAACAGCCGCATTTGGTGCTGGTTATGGACTTGGTAAACTATTAGGTTACTAAAAGGATACTAAATGACTACAGGTAAATATTTTATCGTAACTTCTCCTCGAAGTGGAAGTCATTATTGTGCAGAATCATTAGCTCAAAGATTACAGATATTACCGCTAGGAGAATGCTTACATCATATGTATCCTAATGATGTTTATAGATTTGATAATAATATTTTAAAAGTATACTGGCCCAGAAATTTAAAAGATCAAACAATCAGACGTTCTTCCAATCAAGAGATAAAAGATAGAGTATATAATTTAATTTCAACAAAAAATGATTGGCAAGGACAGGCACATATTACACATTTATTGCCATTAGGAGGATCTGTATTAAGAGATATTGTAAAAAATACAAATGCAATATTATTATATAGAGAAAACATTTTGGATACAATATTATCCTGGATTATTGCTTATGAAACGGAGAAATGGGTGAATACAGAAGTACAGACACCTAATAATATTGTTTATAAAAGAGATATACATTTAGACAATATTAAATTTCTAATTAAATGTGATACTCATTTGAAAAATTTAAAAAATAAATACAAGTGGCATAAAATATACAAATATGAAGATTTTACAGGTAATCCAGATATAGATTTTGCAGAATATCCAAAAAGAGAACAGATTAATGTATGGAATTTACCAGTAAAATCTAATACAGAAAAAGAAAAAAGAAATATAGTACAAAATATAACACAATTATTAGAGGATATAAATGTCTAAAGGCTTAGAAGTATTAACTGGTGATATGGATTTTTTCACTATATATACTGTGATAGATATAACAAATACAGGAAATACAAACCCAAAAGGTAATTCAAAAACTTTCCTACAGGCTCAAAACTATAACAGTATTATACAAGCCTTAAGTTTGCGTGGATTGCCTGTTATTTCTAGTGTTAATAAGTTAGAAGATACAGATGTATCTGAGTATAATTTTGGCGATGATATTTCTGGAAAACATAATATTTGGGTATTAAAATTTGCTAGTGAAAAACCGGATATTTGGCGTAAAAAAGACGATCCAAGTTTTTACCTATTAGACGATATAGATGGTGTTCCAATATACGCAGATTTAGATAATACATGGGAAACTGACCCTAAATTTATTACTACTGGAACAACCAAAAACACATATGTTATATACAACGAAAAGTTATAAATACATATATTAAAAAGCCACAGAGTGGCTATAATACGAAAATCACAGGCTCTTTATGAGACATAGATTGCGAGATTAGATTATGGCAATGCAACAGTCAAGACTAGAGCGTGAAAATCTTGAAGCACACGTTGATTTGTGTGCGGAGAGGTATCGCGTGTTAGAAGATAAATTAGACAGATTAGACGAAAGATTTGACCGTTTAGAGACATCTTTAAATAAGATTACAGATACTCGAACAAATGATAAGTCAACCAGTACTAGAATGATAATTGGTGGCGCCGCTACACTTATTGCAGGTCTGTTATCAACTATTGTTGTACTGTTGATTGCATTGAACGGTAATATATCCGTAGGATAATGAATTATGTTTCTAGTAAATGAGACATACAATGGAATTATAACTGAAGCCAAGATGATTTTTGCTCGTCGTGGCAAAAAAGTGGTGCGAAAATTTCGTTGTACAGTAGGAAAAAGAAAAGGAAGACCAGTTTCTAGTCCTCAACAATGTACAGCACCAATAGATATTAAAAAACGTTTTGTTATTAAACGTATGAAAGCTAGTATGGGTGGACGTTTACAACGTAAAGCTAGAATTACAAAACGTATGAATCCAGCAAGTAAAATTGTACAAAGATTAAACAAGGCAAGAAGATAATGGAAATTAAAAATAATAGTATAGTAGATACAGTTATTGATTATGCAAATATAAGATTTGGAATGGAGCCAAAAGCGGAAATGGTTTCAGATCAACTTAAAAATTTATCATTTGCACAGACTCTTACTCTTGTTGATGCAATTAAAAACGATGATCAAGAAAGATTTTCAGAAATTATAGATTTAAGTGCTATGACTGAAGCATACGGTACCGGTTCCGGTAACAATGCAAGTATGGCAACAAACAGACAATCTACTGTTAGACAAAAATCAACAGATAGATTAACTGGCATTGCAGGACAAAAATATGCCAGACAAAATTCAATAGACCGATCTGTAGCAGGTGGCAATATTCAACCTACAGGTACAACGGCTCCAAAAGATCCCGACGATATTCAGCGTGATAATAATAAAGATCAATCAGATTCAAACGCTGATGCGTCAAAAAAGAATTCTCAAGAACTTGAGAGATTACGTGGACTAGTAAAGAAGCTAACATCATGAAGTGTGTAGAAACAGTAGGTGGAATTCCAGTATTCCTTAATAACTTTGAATATAAAGTTTATGAGAGTATTATAGAAGAAACGTGTACTGAAGATCTCAGCGAACGTGATGTTGAACTAGCCCGTCAACTATGTAATAAAAACATACTTACTCGTGAAGAGAAGGATGGGAAGACTTATTATTCTAGAAAGAAAGGGAGCCTATAATGAACGAAGATACTAAACAGATGAAAGCCATCTTAGAGAGACTTCAATCAGCTACAACTAATGCAACTAAACAAGTTATCACAGAAGTACAAGATGGTAATGTAGAAGTCGCAACTGGACTAAAAACTGGAGATACAATCCGAGTAGCAGATGTTAAGGTTGAATTGTATAAAGAGAAAATCGTTGGATTATACGAAAAAACGTTTTATCGTATTAAGAACGAAGACAACGAAGTTTTATATGAAGATATTTCTTTATTTGAAACAGCAATGACTATAGTAAAAGATCTAGTTGGTGAATCAAAATCAAAAATTAATGTGGAAAGAATACTTGATTATGATAAGAGATATGCCGATTATATGTATGAAGCGGCAACTCATAAGTCTAGAATGAAGCAATATGGTGAAGACAACCACAAATATGATATTGCTGATGCGAAATTTGGACAATCATTATCTAGAATGAATGAATGCAAGACACACATTAAAAATTTACTGTAATTTTTGCTGAAAATAAAGCTATTATAGCATCGAGGTGAGTGGTTAGACGTTAACTATGCTTTAAATTTTGCCCTTTCTTGCTAAATACATTATATATAACTTATAGCGAGGTTAACCATATGAATTTAGATGAATTAAATGATAAAAACTTTTCGAAGTTAGATACTGCCCTTAAGGGTATATTCGGTATGGACTTTAATTTTAAGGCCGATACTGCTAAATTAGAAAAAATTAGAGAAGCAACAACAGCAAAGATCGAAAGATTTCGTGACGCTGGTGTTGAAGTCACTGACAAGTCATTTCAAAAGCTATTATTAGTAAAAGAAGGACTAGATCAGGAATTAGAAACAAGAAAGAACACTGTAATGGAAAATGAATTAGACCAAGCAGAAGTATTACTTGCGGCTAAACAAATGGCTGAAGACCTACAAAAAATGGCAGAAACTCTAGCAAGTATGCAAGTTGAAGAGCTAATGGCAATTACTGACAAAATGAAAGAAGAAGTTGGTATTGAACAAGCTGAAGCGTTTAACGCATCAGCAGAAACTGCTCTACAAAGTGCGTTAGATGCTGTTAAGTCAACAAAAGAATCAATGGATAATGCTGTATTAACAGCTCAAGGTAAAGAAGTTCCAACTGATATGGAAATGGATACTACTCTTGATGCTCCAGCAGATCCTGAAATTCCTGCAGAACCGGAAACAGATGATTTTGAAGGTGTTGATGCGGCTAATGCTGATGAGATGGACGGTGAGCGTGAAATGAAAGAAGACGCTTATCTATCAGCTCTTAAAATGGTAAAAGAAGCACAAAAGGATGGCAAAGTAAGTAAAGAACTTCTAAAGAAGGCTTTTGAAGAACTAAGAAAGGCATAAACTATGCTGATTTCGGAAGTAATCTTTAAAGAGGACGATACAACGAAGCAATCTATAATAGATCTACTGACAGTTATGTCAGGAGAGGGTATAGGAACAGTATCATTAGAAACTCTTTTAGGAGAACTTTCAAAAGAAGGTATAAATTTAGATAAGGCTACACTATTTGATGTTTTAAATAACCTCGCAATAGTAGATAACATTAAAGATGATGTAGTCTATTTTAATACACATAGTAAGGCATTTAAATCTTTCGATAAGACATCAGATCCTGAAAAGGCAGATAATAAAATTGACCAAATGGCTCGTAAGACAGTTAAAAGAGAATTAGACAAATGACGGTAGGATTAAACGCGGCACAGGCTAGAGCAAAAAGTTCACAAGACATGATTATTTTCGAAGAATGTCATGAAATAATGAAACAAATAATTTCAGCAAGTGGATATGGTAATTTTGACATATTAGTTTCTGATTTAACAACAATGACAACGTCAACACCAAGTGTTCAAAAAATTGGTACAATCAATAATCCAGTAGTAAACAATAATGATACATTTATTATTAATGGACAGAGTGTGACATTAGGTGTAGTAGCAAATACACTAGATGGCATTATTGCAGATATCAATAACGCAAATCTTCCAGGAATAGTAGCAACAAAAGACAACAATTTTCTAGTTTTAAATATTGATGTTCATGCAAATAGTGTTTGGAGTTATGAAATTGGTGCTGGTACAGCTAATGCAAGTTTAGGATTTATACAAGGTGTATATGCTATTCCTACAAATCCAGCTAGTGTACAATACTTCCAATCTTGGCAAGGTGCATTAAATGATCGTGCTAAAATACAACAAATGAATGAAGTAATAAAATATTTTCAAAACTTAGGCTATAAGATAGAAAGAATTACAAATACAGCAACTGGTCAAACCTTTAAATGGCACATATACTGGTAGAAGACACAGTTATCGGTTGTATTTTTTAAAAACCTCCAAAACATTAACATATTTCTAATAATTCTATAAAAACTTACTTGACTTAATACAAATTGTAAGTTAGTATAAGAGAATGATAAAAATTACATCTCCATATCCTTATCAGGAACTCAAACGAAAGAATCATAATGGAAAACGTTTGTATGAAAACCCTTGGGGCGATCCAGTTCCAAGTGTAACTACAATTCTTGATAAAACAAAGCCAGCTGAAAAAAGAAAAGCATTGGCAAATTGGAAAAAAAGGGTTGGAGAAAAAGAAGCTCAAAAGATTGTTACTGAAGCGGCTAATGTAGGATCAATAATGCATGAGATTCTAGAAAGCTGGGTTAAGAATCAAGAGTACACTGGTAAGATGGTTTTACAGGCAAAGCTAATGGCTGACACTGTAAAGAAAAACATTGAACCAGATTTGGATGAAGTGTGGGGAAGTGAAGTAAATTTATGTTATCCACAACTTTATGCAGGTACAGCAGACTTATTGGGAGTGTGGAAGGGCAAACCTACTATAATGGACTTCAAACAAACCAATAAGCCTAAAAGAAGAGAATGGATTGAGGACTATTTTTTGCAAGGTGCGGCTTATGCTCTAGCACACAATGAACTTTATGAAACTAAAATTGAAAATCTTGCAATTTTTATGTGTAGTAGAAATTGTGATTGGCAATTATTCGAAGTTAAAGTAGATGAGTTTAAGAAATGGGAGGACTCCTGGGCGAAAAGATTACAGGAATTCTATAACGTAAACGAATAAATAGCTAGTAAGTTAAACTATGCAAAGCAATTTAATATGGCAATTACCACCACGCGAACGCCTACAAAATTGGAGGCAGTTTAGACAAAGTTTAGAAGGATTACCAACACCGGAAAACTTGCAAAAGTGTGTGGATTGGTGGAAAATGGTTCCTCTCGATAAAAGAGTAATCGATCCTTATTTTTCCCAAGACTGGCCTAGTCCTTGGGACTTAATTTATGAAGGCAAGTTCGATGAGAACGCAATAGCTCTAGGTATATTTTATACACTACATTATTTGGGGCTTGAATGTGAAGTTAGTTTGATACAAGATCATGCAGATGACTTCCTAGGACTGGTAGTAATTGTGGATAACCAGTGGGTACTTTGCCGTAATTGGGGAGAAGTTAACACTATAGATACTATACCACTAAAAGTAAAAATGGAGACTTGGACGTCAGAACAGTTAACCTAGTTTTTTCAACAAAGATTTAGGATTAAATAATACTAGATGTCCGACAGAGAAGGTTTAATAGAATGACAAATGAAATAATTGTAACAAAACGCGACGGAAAGAAAGAACCCCTAGATTTAGAAAAAATGCACAAAGTAGTCTTTTATGCCTGTGAAGGTATATCAGGGGTAAGTGCATCTGAGGTAGAATTAAAAAGTCATATACAATTTTTTAATGGTATTTCAACTAGTGAAGTACAGGAAACATTAATTAAGGCGGCATCAGATTTAATTACAGAAGAAACTCCTAACTATCAATGGGTAGCAGGACGTTTAATTAACTATCATTTACGTAAAATGGTATATAATCAATTTAATCCACCACATCTAAGTGAAATTGCTCGTACAAATGTAGAGCTAGGTTATTACGATCCAGAATTTTTTGTCAGTTATGACGAGGAAGAAATTGATCAGCTTAATTCTTATCTAAAACATGATAGAGATGAAGATCTTGCATATGCTGGTATGGAACAGTTCAGAGGAAAATATCTTGTTCAAAATAGAGTTTCAGGCAAGGTATATGAAACTCCTCAGGTTTGCTATATGATGATATCAGCTACTTTATTCAGTCATTATGAAAAAGATGTACGTATGAAATACGTAAAAGATTTTTATGATGCGATCAGTCATTTCGATATCAGTTTACCAACTCCCATAATGGCAGGTCTTCGTACTCCACAAAGACAGTTTTCATCTTGCGTTCTAATTGAAACGGATGATAGTTTGGATAGTATTAATGCTACTACAAGTGCAGTGGTTAAATATGTAAGTCAAAAAGCAGGTATTGGTATTGGTGCTGGTAAGATTCGTGCTATTGGTTCAAAGGTACGTAATGGTGATGCTAGTCATACTGGTGTTATTCCATTTTATAAACTATTTCAAAGTGCAATTAAGTCATGTAGTCAAGGTGGTGTTAGAGGCGGTGCAGGTACTCTGTATTACCCTATATGGCATCTAGAAGTAGAGGACTTACTAGTACTTAAAAACAATAAAGGTACAGAAGACAATCGTGTTAGACATCTAGATTATGGTGTACAGTTTAATAAACTTATGTATGAAAGATTGCTTTCTGGTGGAGATATTACATTATTTTCACCTCATGATGTTCCAGGACTTTATGATGCTTTCTTTAACGATTATGATAAATTTAAAAGTCTTTATGAAACAGCAGAACGAAATACTCGTCTGCGTAAAAAAGTAGTAAAAGCAATTGATATTTTTTCTGCGTTTATGGAAGAAAGAAAGAATACAGGTCGTGTATATTTAATGAATGTAGATCACGCAAATACACATGGTGCGTTTGATGATAAAGTAGCACCTGTTAAACAATCAAATCTATGTTGTGAAATTAACTTACCTACTAAACCTTTAGAAAGTATAGTTGATGAGCATGGTGAAATTAGTTTATGTACATTGAGTGCTATTAATTGGGGTAATATTAAGAAGCCCGATGACTTTAAAAAGCCCTGTGAACTGGCTGTGAGAGCCTTAGACGCCCTTTTAGATTACCAGAAGTATCCTGTACTAGCGGCAGAAGCAAGTACAATGAAAAGGCGCCCTTTAGGTATCGGTATTATTAACTTGGCTTATTGGATAGCAAAAAATGATATGTCATATCAGGACATAGATGAAAAAGGATTAGCTAAAATAGATGAGTGGGCAGAAGCTTGGTCATATTATTTAATTAAAGCAAGTGCTGATTTAGCACAGGAAAAAGGAATGATTTCAGGCAATAATGAAACTAAATATGGCCTTGGTATTACACCTAATCAAACTTATAAAAAAGAAGTTGATGAACTTGTTCCACACGTCGAACGCATGGATTGGGAAGGTCTACGTACACAATTAAAAAGGACTGGCATAAGAAACAGCACACTAATGGCACTTATGCCTGCAGAAACTTCTGCACAAATTAGTAATAGTACAAATGGCGTAGAACCCCCTCGTGCTTTCGTAAGTGTGAAGCAGTCCAAACATGGTGTTTTAAGACAGGTCGTACCCGGTTTTGCACGCCTTAAAAATAAATACGATTTGTTGTGGCAACAACGAAGCCCTGAAGGATATATTAAAATTATGGCAGTTTTGCAAAAATATATTGATCAAGGTATTAGTGTTAATACAAGCTACAACCCAGAATATTTCGAGGACGAAAAGATACCAATGAGTGTTTTGTTACAACACCTTCTTATGTTTTACAAGTATGGTGGCAAACAGTTATATTACTTTAACACTTATGATGGACAAGGTGAGATAGAGTTTAAAGATGATCAGAAGTCAAGAGAGGATTTTGAAACTGATCAACAATATGACGATTACTGCGAAAGCTGTGTAATTTAAAAAGGAAGAGGAAAATGACAGTACTTAATACAGAAAACACAAAACACCATACACAAAGCAATACCTTTCTTGACGAACATTTAGGTATGCAACGTTATGACTTGGTTAGATATAAACAGTTTGAGAAACTAACTGATAAACAACTAGGTTTCTTTTGGAGACCTGAAGAAGTAGACGTATATAAAGATGCAAAAGATTTTAAAGATCTTACAGATTCAGAACAACACGTTTTTACTTCAAACTTAAAAAGACAGATTTTATTAGACAGTGTTCAAGGACGTTCACCTAATCTAGCTTTTTTACCAATTATCACTCTTCCTGAAGTAGAGACTTGGGTAGAAACTTGGGCATTTAGTGAAACAATTCACAGTCGTTCATACACACATATTATCAGAAACGTATATAGTAATCCAAGTATTGTATTTGATCAATTAATGGATAGTAAAGAAATTTTAGATTGTGCAGGAGATATTTCTAAATATTATGACGATCTAATTGAGTATCAACAATACTACCAATTACTAGGTGAAGGAACACATACAGTAAATGGTAAAACAGTTGAAATCAGTAAATATGAATTAAAGAAAAAGATTTGGTTAACATTGAATAGTGTTAACATATTAGAAGGCGTTCGTTTTTATGTTTCATTTGCCTGTTCTTGGGCATTTGCAGAACTTAAGAAAATGGAAGGAAACGCAAAGATTATTAAACTAATTGCTCGTGATGAAAACGTGCATCTAGCTTCAACACAATATATGATCTCTAAAATATTAACTAAAGAAGATCCTGATTTTGATAAAATATCAAAAGAATGTGCACCAGAAGTATTACAGATGTTTGTAGATGCAGTTGAACAGGAGAAGCAGTGGGCAGAGTATTTGTTCAAAGATGGTTCAATGATTGGTCTTAATGTAGATTTATTAAATCAATATATTGAATGGATCGCTTGTAAAAGAATGACAGCTCTGGGATTAAAATGTCCTTATGACGTACCTCAAGCAAACCCACTACCTTGGACTCAAAAATGGATCTCAGGTGCTGAAGTGCAGGTTGCTCCACAAGAAACTGAAATAACTTCTTACGTTCAGGGTGGAGTAAAACAAGATGTAAATAAAGAAACGTTTAAAGGGTTTGAACTCTAATGTTAGATGTACAAATTTATTCTAAGCCACAGTGTGGCTATTGTGTAAGAGCAAAAATGACATTAGACAAACTAGGCGTAAAATATAAAGAAAAAATATTAGGCCCAGACTTTGACAGAGAGTTTATGCTAGAAACGTTTCCAAATGCTAGAACATTTCCACAAATTGTTATTAACGGAACTAATATTGGTGGATATAATGAACTAGTAAAATACATTGAAGATAACAATTTTAACGGAACAGGATATACTTTATAATGTTAATAGAAACACCTTATAGTGTAGGCGATACAATCTCCATCAAAATTTCAAGTGGTGAAGAGATGGTAGCACGTCTAGACGAAATAAAAGATGACGCAATTATAGTCAAAAAACCATTTATGCTAGTAGCAGGCCAAAAAGGTCCTGGATTAGCGCCATTTATGTTTACTGTCGCACCAGATGCGAAGTTCGAGTTGAAGCTAAATACTATTATATGTATAGTTAAAACGGCGAAAGATGCGTCGGATATGTATATAAAAGCAACAACAGGACTAACAGTAGCGAAATAATGCCAGGAGTACATAGAAACACAGACGAAAGAAAATGTGGAGCCGTGACACAGGTCGCAGGCAATCAAACAGTCTATGTGAATGATAAATTAGTATCAGTACAAGGAGATCCAAATTCACACGGTGGTGGATCTTTAGATGCTAGTATTAATCCAGGTACAGTTTTTGTGGCTGGTAGAGAAATGGTTGTAAATGGAAGTACAGCAAGTGCAGATAATTTATGTCCATTGCCAGTTCATCATTGTGGTCCAGATGCTACTCAGGGTAGCGAAAATGTTTTTGCATTTGAATAAGATTAATTATTATGGCAACAGATGAATTTATAGGCGGACTAAAAGACGTTAATGAGTATCTTGATAGAACAACTATTGAGGTGCCAACTAATGTTGATATAGATCCTACAGATAAAGACAATCCAGTACAAGTTCAGAAATCAAGTATTACACTAAAAGAATTAATATGTAGTCTTTTAGCCGGTAATGGTTTGAAATTAGGAAATTTGCAAGTATGTATTAAAGTGAATTTAAATAGACTGTTGGAAACAATTAGTGAAAACGGATTAAAAGATGAACTTGGAGAATTATATGGAGCTCTTGAAGAAGCCAATAAAGCAATGGATGAATTCATGGAGCATACTGGTATTGATGAAGCATTTAACAGATTAAATAAAATAATGAGTGATATTGCTACAATATCAAACTTAATTAATTTCTGTGCAACGCCAATTAATCCAAAACCAATTCCAAATGTTTTACGTCAGGCGTTTGGTAGTTTTACCGGAAACGGAAAAGACATTTTAGATGGAATTGGAACAATGTTAGATAGTGATGTCGGAGGTTGTATCGGCGGCGACGGTGGAGTAAACTTTGGAATCTTTCAAGGCGGAGCTCTAAAAGATATTGGAGATGTTTGGGATAATATCCTTAACAGTAATATTACAGATATACAACAAGAATTAAATAGAATAAAACTAAACTTAGATCAGTCAGTAACTGATTTAAGAAATTTAATGGATCTTGAACGTAACTTTAGTTCAGCAAATAATCATGGTGGTAGTATTTTTACTCCGGTAAACAGAGTTAATACCGATGTTGGATTAATTACTCCAGTAGATGGATTAACTTTATCAGATGCTAATAGTGTTGGATCACAACTAAGAACATTATATCCACAACTTAAAGCATATGAAGTAGATGAAAATGGTAATAATATTTGGTACTATTTACTAGAGCCAGAATTAATTGCTAAACTAGAAGCCCAAGATGATAATACAGTAACTCCAACAGAAAGAACTACAGTATATGATTATTGTGGAAAACCTATAGGATTTACTGAAGAAGCAGTAGCAGAAGTAACAAGTTCTGGTGATCCAGTAACAACTTCTACCCTTCCTGCACAGAATTCAGCCCGAATAGACCCTACACTTTCAGCTATTTCTCTTGAAGAATTGAAGCAAATAGTCTCAGAAAGTGCCGATTTTACTGACTTTCAGAACAGAATCAATAATTTGTAAAAAAAGTAAGATATTTTACTTGACATTATGGCTAGATATGTTATTGTAAGTATATTGGTAAACAAAGTATACTTCGGTATACATTAACTGGAACGGTGTAAAATGAGAGCACAAATATATAACGATGGTACAAAACGTATAAATGCGAAAATTGAAATTCCTATGGAACATTCAGATATTGCCGAATATGTTTTAAGTGCTATTGTAAATGAACAGGTGACACTTGATGGCGTCCAGAGACTTAATAAAAGGGAATTACTAAGACTTGCAAAAGGAGAAATCTTTACACAAGGAGTAGAAGCCCCAAAGTCTAAAGGCGCTCAAGCGAACCAGGAAACTAAGATTATCGTACATAATTACGTTAAACGTATGTTTCCAGAGTTAACATAACTAACCTAGGAGGGTTAAAATGAAGAAACTAGCGATTGCCGCGATTGTGGCAGGAATGCTATCTACGACAGCGGCGTTTGCCGGTGGTAGCCAAGCATATCAGAAGGTAGCAACAGTATATAAGGTTGTTCCTTTTGTAACTACGAAGACAGTATCAACTCCTAATAAGACTTGTACAGAAGTTGATGTACCCATATATAAAAGAACTAAAGGTGGTGATGATCTTGGATCAATAATCATTGGAAGTGTATTGGGTAGTGTTGTAGGAAATAAAGTTAGCGGAGCATCAGGTGCAGGCACAGTAGGTGCAGTAGTTGGTGGCGTACTAGCAAATGAACATCAGAAGAATAAAAATTCTAATACTGAGATCATTGGGTATGAAAGAGTTAACAAGTGTACAACAACATATACGAATCAGGAAGAGCAGTACGTTCAACATTATACAGTTTATGTAGACTATAACGGAATGCACGTTCAATTTAATACTAAGAAACATTTTGACGTTGGCGATGAAGTAATTGTCAAAGTTAATGTTCACGTCGTACATTAAGCTCAAGATAAATAACGTAGCAGATAATAAAATAGGTTGACACCTTTTCTATTGTTTGCTATTGTTACATTATAAGGAGCAGATGCTGGCATAGCTCAGCTGGTAGAGCAACTGATTTGTAATCAGTAGGTCCCGAGTTCGAATCTTGGTGCCAGCACCATTTAATGCCCTTGTGGTGGAATTGGTAGACACGCAGGTCTTAGGAACCTGTGCTTCACGGCGTAAGAGTTCGAGTCTCTTCGAGGGCACCATTTATAACAAGGTCGAAACAATGAAAGTAGACAACACATAGGAGATTCCTGCCCTGTATAACCGAATACAGGTGGTACAAAATAGGACTTGGTGTCAGGACACTATATTAGGACATACACAAACAAACTAAATTAGAGAAGAAAAGTTATAAAATGAGAAAAGAAATGTTACAAGCACTAGTCGATCATGCAAAAGGACAGATCAGTAAACATAAACAGAATGTTGAAATATATCTCACTAATCCCGCAGGTATAGGTGAGCATTCTGATATTATTGAAACTGTCGAAAAGGAAGTAATGAAAATTGCTGAATTTCATGACCAGTTAGAAGTACTGGAAAAGTATTTTGGTGCTGAAATAAAATAAAAACTTGGGGGATTAGCTCAGCTGGGAGAGCGCCTGATTTGCATTCAGGAGGTCAGCGGTTCGATCCCGCTATCCTCCACCAAAATTAAGACCTAGGAAAAGTCTCTAAACTTTCCTTTTTCTTTCGTTGACAAAATGGGTTTGTTAACGTATAATACAAGGATATTAAGAATATGGAGTACTCTATGTATACATTACGTAAATTTATATATGATTGTTGGAATCATGTAATGAATTCGGAAGTTAATCCGTTAAGGCATATCCCTGATATGCAAGTAAGACACATGGTGATGCAGGTTTTAGCATTCATGTGGTCAGCAGTATTTGCGATTATGATCGCAGAAAGTGTATGGGCATTTGGAGTAAGTGCTCTTGCACACGTGCTATTGGTTGCGGCAACTGTAATTACAGTAGCAACATTTAAAGTAGCAGAACATAAACCCTGGTTGTTTGGAACCTATCATTCTTATGGTAGAGGTAGAGGGTATGTGATTTACCGAGATAAAAACGGTAATCCCTACAGAGTTCCGTTAGATAAAAACGATCCAGGTGGTGAACACGAATAGTTCACTAATAGAAGGGGGTGTAGCTCAGTTGGTTAGAGCGTCTGCCTGTCACGCAGAAGGCCGAGGGTTCGAGTCCCTTCACTCTCGCCATATGGTCCGTTCGTCTATCGGTTCAGGACATCGCCCTTTCACGGCGAAAAGAGGGGTTCGATTCCCCTACGGACTACCAAACTAGGAAAGAATACAATATGAAAATATTACTAACTGCAATTATTTTTTCGATGTTTACTATTTCAGCTCAAGCATTTGCAGATATACAAATTGAAATGTTAAACAAAGATGATAAAGGTAACAAAATGATTTATAGCGAAGAGCTAGTAGATATACAAGTAGGTGATACAATTACTTGGTTACCAACATCAAAAGGTCATAATGTAGAGTTTAAAACTGTACCTGAAGGTGTAGATAAAATTAAGAAAAGTAAAATGAATAAAGAATATTCATATACATTTGAAGTACCAGGTGTATACGTATATTGGTGTACTCCTCATAAAGCAATGGGTATGATAGGCGTAGTTATTGTAGGAGATGACATATCAAATATAGAAGATGCCTATAAGACAAAAATGGTAGGTAAGAGTAAAAAGAAACTTAAAGTCCTACTAGACAGTTACGGACAATAAATACCACAACAATAAAGGCGGGCGTAGCTCAGTGGTAGAGCATCTCGTTGCCAACGAGAGGGTCGACAGTTCGAACCTGTTCGCCCGCTCCACTACAGAACTTAAGGAGGGATGGCTGAGCGGTTGAAAGCACCGGTCTTGAAAACCGGCAAAGGGGCAACTCTTTCGTGAGTTCGAATCTCACTCCCTCCGCCATTTACGGAAATGTTATGAAAGTAAAATTTAACACAGACAAAATTGAATTAGAAAATATTAAACAGGAGTTTCCTATTATAAATCAACAGGAAAAGCCTTTAGTATATCTTGATACAGCCGCGAGTTCACAAAAGCCAAAGGTTGTTCTAGATAAACTTAATGAAGCCTATACAAAATATTACAGTAACATTCATAGTGGTGTTCATGATCTAAGTGTTAAAAGCACAAACGGAATTGAAGAAGCTAGAATAAAAGTAGCAAGATTTATTAATGCAGAAGATCCAAATACAGTAGTCTTTACTTCAGGTGCAACAGAATCAATTAATTTTATTAGCTATGGATTACGACATAGAATCGAAGAGGGAGATAATATAGTAATTAGTATTGCAGAACACCATGCTAATTTAATTCCTTGGCAAAGATTATGTGAATTTAGTAAAGCTGAATTAAGATACGTAAAAGTAGATGCCAATGGAACACTAGACTATAAACATTTTGAAGAACTTATTGATAAACGAACAAAGATTGTTGCAATATCTCACGTTTCAAATGTTTTAGGAACAGCATTTCCAGTATTTGAAATATGTAGGAAAGCAAAAGAATTTAATTCTATAACAGTAATTGATGGATGTCAAGGTGCAGTACATTATAAGGTTGATGTTCAAAAGTTGGATTGCGACTTTTATGTAGCAAGTTCACATAAGTTATATGGTCCAAGTGGAGTCGGGTTTATGTATGGCAAACCAGATCTTTTAGAAGAAATGGAACCCATGAGACTTGGTGGAGGTGCAGTAGCAGAAGTAAGTTCTAGTGGATATATATTTAAACCTTATCCAATTAAATTTGAAGCTGGTACTCCTCCTATTGCAGAAACAATAGCATTTGGTTCGGCAGTTGAATACTTATTAAATATTGGTATGGATATTATTGTTAAACATGATAGGGCTTTATTAAAATACTTATGTACAAGATTAGGTGAATTACCATATATAGTATTCATAGGAAAAGGTGAATCAAAGGGTAGTTTACAAAGTTTCTATATCAAAGAAGTAAATAGTATTGACCTTGCAACACTAATGAATACATTCGGGGTATGTGTAAGAGCAGGACAACATTGTGCTCAACCACTACATACTTACCTGGATATTCCACCTACAATTAGAGCAAGTGTTGGTATACATAATACAAAAGAAGACATCGATAAATTTATTGATGCACTAAAAAAATCAGTAAAAATTTTAAAAAATGTATAAAGAAAATTGTAGTAATCATAGACAGGATATTATTGATAATTTCAAACCAGCTGAACTTATCAACAATTTCTTTTCACAAGAAGAGGTAGAACAAATTCTTTTACTACAATTTCAGTCTGCCCATAGAATAAAATGGACTGATACAAGTAATAACATTCAAGCAGTATGTGATATTGATACACTATTTAAAAAGATGCCTGTGTTAGATGAAAAGTTCAAAGAAGTAATA